TGTACATACCCTATATATAAAAGTAAAGGATCAACAAATTAAGGCTATAATATATGACCTTTTAAGGCTATTTAGGGGTGTATTGTTAAGACGATAAAGAAGGGCTAGTGAGGAAAGTGTTTAAAAATGTTTGTTTTGTTAGGTCGATTAAAAAACGGACAGAGGGGATGAGGGCTGAGATTTACCCATTCACCAACCAAAATTATAAGGTAAAATTAGGTTAAAAGCTTTAATACCAATGACTCACCCATTCACCCTTAAGGTCGATTAAAAATTAAACTAAAAAAGACCTCACCCAAATTTGCCTATTCAGCAGTGAAGTCTTTATGGATAAAATAGGTTATATTATAATAAATTATTGCTATATATTACATATACAAGATTATATACAACATAATTACATAATCATTGAAAATTTACAAAATTAGGCTAAAGTACTAATCGCTTAGAGACTGTAGGTAAGAAGACTAAAGTCCTGTGAACTAAAATGAGTGGCTATTAGGTAATGACTTAGAATAACGGTGATAGCGGATGAACTCCCTAAGGCTATTTGAGTACTCTCTTGTGGTCTTAGGATTATTGTAAAGACTATCTAGCTTGCTAAGGATTGTGTTGAAGAAGAAGTCTATAGGATGTGTATGAGAGCTATCTAAGATGAGCTGTATACGCTCTGTGATGACTGGCTTGCTATTTCTGAATGTGATGTAGTAAGCATGATCTGTAGGGAAGTTATCCTGAATGAAGTCTCTTAGAAGCTTGTACCTTGTGTACTTACGAATACGAGATGTGATGACCATTTGATAATCAGGATACTCTCTCACTACTGTGCTATTGTGATCGTAGTGTGCTAGTAACCAACGCTTAAGATATTTCTTATAGGCTTCTCTTTTCTCCTTCATCCCTTCTTCCTGTGTGAGAAGATACTCTGAATACTTATCAGGAGTGATAAAATCCTCACCTATTGCTAACCTGATGATCTTAGGGGTTAATAGATTACTCCCTGATGCAAATGAGAAGAAGTCCATAGGTAGCTTAGTGATAATTTGAAAGTCAGTTACCCTTAAGTCGTTATAGCTGTTATACACTGTTGAATAGGCAAAGCTGACTACTTCCTGTGGAGAATAGTCCTCAGCAAGACATCTAAGAAAGTCCATTGTGTAACCTCTACCAAGGTTGTTATAGAGTTTCATGTATTTGAAGGCATGAAGCTTCATAACGAATACATCTCTACCTACAAGTTCATATAGTGGTTTACGGTTGTAGACTATCTCATCATACTCCACTGTGACTCCTAAGTAATGACACAGGAATAGCCTAAGATTTTCCTTAAGTGTGTACTCAACTACCTTTTTATTCTCCATTTTCTTAGCTAACTGATAAAAATGACCAGGAACTACTGAATGACAGTCAATTCCTTGGTTATTAAAGGCTAAATTACAGATTTTGCTGATTTCCATATATACCTCCTGTGTGTTTTAAACTATCCTAACACATTTTTACCATATAGTCAATATTCACAGGAAGAAATTAGCTGGTTTTCTGTGAAGTGTATTTACTCATTTATTATTGGAGTCAATTACTATCTTGTATAAGATAATTATTAATAATATTAGTTAATATCTTATACTAAATAGTTATAGACCCCTAATGATAATCTTGATGATCCTGTGGACTAACACTGTGATTTCACTATTAGGGTCTATCCCTATATTGTATAAGATACTTACTTAATACTATATACTTAAGGATATAAGTAATTATCTTATGTAAAATAGTTATGAACCCCAATGCTATTTGACACAGGTTCACAGGTGTGATACACTTTAGTCATGAAGATACTAAGTTTAGATTTATCATCCACGAGTTCAGGATATGCTATACTGAATGATGGTAAAATAATTGACTATGGAACTATCAAGAGTGATGACAAGGATTTTGTGATTAGAGGTCATTATATGGCTGAGTTTGTGAGATTATTGTTTGCTAAGTATGGTAGTTTTGATGTTGTAGTGATTGAAGAACTGAAAGTCCTTAAGAATCAGAAAGTACTAGCAATGCTAGGTATTATTCAAGGAATGGTCATTAGAGAGTGTTTTAATTCACAGGTGGAGTTTGTTATGCCTACTGTGTGGAGAAAACCTTATGGACTAAATGGTAAGCGAGAAGAGGCTAAACAGAAGGCTATTCAGCTATGTAAGGATAAAGGACTAGAAGTAAGCACAGATGATGAGGCTGAAGCTATTATTCTAGGGAAATATTTCTCAAAAAGGGTTGACAGTAACCTATCTGTGTGATATACTAATTGTACTCTTAAACGAAGGGCGATGTAATTGTCCCTCCTGTGTGTATGATGAAGTGGTTAAACATTGTAGTCCGCAAAACTACCATTCGTGGGTTCGAATCCCACTACACACTTTGGTAATTACCCATTACCTTTCCTTTCTTAAATGCCCTAAAATTGTGAGAGGTCTTAGGGCTATTGCGGTGGATACCGTTGGTTGATTACTCCTTATGAGGAAAGAGGGTTTCAGCACCCTCCTCTTACACCCTTAGTTCAACTGGATAGAACACATGCCTTCTAAGCTTGCAATACAGGTTCAAGCCCTGTAGGGTGTATAATAATTTTTGGAGGTACTTTGTTGTGACTAAACATAGCAAATTATACTCTGAGACTATGCGAGAGCTTAGCTTGCTTGATGAAGACTCTCTCAAACTATATCAAATGCGGTGGGGACTGATTGATGTAGATGAGGTTATCGTCAACAAGGTAGGCTTTGCTGTGTATAATAACATACCTCCTGCTACACCTGTGGCTAAGAACGCTATGCTTCAGATCATGGCTTCTTATGAGAATAGCTTTGACCGTAAAGAATGGGCTGACCGTATCGAAGGTAAAGCAACACAAACTACTGTCAATGTTAATCATGACACTAAAGAAGGTGTTGAGGAGCTTAAGAATTATACTAAAGCTAAATTGGATGAACTATTTGGAGATATGTAATGGCTTCACATAATCCACAAGAGCATCTGTTTGATAAGCATATTCAGTCTGTGAAAGAACTGATTGAGAAATTTGTGACTTCTGTAGTGTATGGTGGGGATTATATTACAGCAGAAGCAGAAATTATTAATTATCTCACAGACATGTACTCAGAGTCGTTTTTAGGAGAAGTTGATTATATCTTAGATGTTCTAGGATATAATGTGACTCCTCAAAACCTTATTGAAGTTAGAAACAAGGTAGATACCACAGCTTTTGTGAGAAGTAATCGTCACAGACTCAAGGATATCTTTCGAGATCACAGAAAGAGTATTCAGAAGCTAGTTGAAGATAACAGAGACACAATGAGTAAGGAAGATATTCTTAATACCTATTGGAGCAATATTGATAGACTAGCTATTAGTGAAGTTCAGATGGGTATTGAGAAAGCTTCAGTGCAAAGCTCTAAGCTGTTTGAAGATGTCACAGGGGTTAAGCTCCTTAAAACATGGAACGCTATAGGGGATGACAAAACTTGTCCTATCTGTAGAGCTATGGATGGTCTAACCATTCCTGTGACTGAAAGCTTTCAGGCTGTTGCTCCTTCAGCATCTATTTCTGAAGAATTAAGCTACACAGGAGGAGATATAGTATATGCACACCCAAGATGCAGATGTTGGGTCACTTATTCAGAAGCGTAAGGTTCTATCGAACAAAGAGAAGCTAAGTATTCTTTTAGACCAAGTAACTCCTCAGGATCAACTTAAGGATGCTGTGAAAGGTAAAATACCTAAGCACTTTAAGAGGAATACCATTAGAGAGAGACATGGTTTTGAGAAAGAGCTAGAATACTATAAATTAGGGTATACTACAGCACTTTCTGAGTTCAACATAGAATTGTGGTGGTCCCAAGCTGTTCAGTTTGGGGCTTTCCTTAGTGGTGACTATAAAACAGGCTACTGTGTAGCTACACCTCGTTATGGCAAGTCTTTCCTTTGTGGTATTATGTCTAATCACTTTGCCTATGAAGGTGAGAACTGCTATGCTGTAGGTTCTACACAAGAATACTCAGGGATTATCATTCAGCATGCAAGAGAAATTCTTGTTAAGGCTCACCCTGATGTTAAGGCTATGCTATCCTTTGATGAGAAGGATGTCACTTCTGTGGATAAGAGACTTAAGCGTGGTTTGTCATCATTCTCTAGTGAGGGTTTCTCTTTCAGGAATGGTGGTAAGCTAGAAGGTCTATCAGCAGGTTCAAACTTTACTGATCCTTCTAAAATCCACGTTATTGGTCGTGGTGGTAACATGTTTGGAGATGAAGCTTCAGATATTTCACCTATTGCCCTTGGTCACATGGGACGTAGAGAATTTGAGTCAGATGATGGACGAAAGCTCATCATGTACTTAATCTCAAACCCACGATCACTCAATAGCTTCTATGACTTCATGACAAATGAAGAGCTTGCAGATGATGAGTTCATTATGTGGCTAGATGTTGTCACAGCTATGGAAGAAGGTAGTATTAAATACACAAAAGAAGAACTGATGAGATCACAGTTTACAATCACTGAGGACTCAATCAGGGAAAACCTTTTGTGTGAGTTTCCTACTGAGAGATCATCATTCTTTGATGCACCTCCTGATATTCTTGAGTCATTTGACATGAAGACTGAAGGATTAGACTTCTTCTTAGGAGTTGATAGTGCCTATAAAGGTGCTGACAGTATTCAGGTGACTATTTCTGCTGTTGATAAGAAAAACCACTTCACCACTATTGACACTAAGGATATTAAGCCTGCTGAGTGGATAGATGGTATCACAGCTATTGATATTGTGGATAAGATAGTGACAATAGCCAACACACTTAAGGTTAAAGCTATTGGAATTGACTCAGGTGGTGGAGCACACATAGTACAGCCCTTAAAAATGCGAAGATTATCAGGACAGCTCAAGTGCCCTGTGTATGATATTAACTTTGGCGGTAAACCTACTGAGATTAAGGTTATTGCCAAGGATCCAAGTGCTGAATATGCCTTCAACCGAAGAGCTGAGATGCACTTAATGTTAAGAGGTATGATGGAAGCTAAGAGAGTTTCCTTTGTACGTAAGGTTTGGGATGCTATATCAAGACAGATGTCCTTTGTATCTGAAATTCAGAAACCTGAGGATAGAAAAGTCAAGATTAGACCTAAGGCTGAAATTAAAAAATTGCTAAGACAATCTCCTGACGAACTGGATAGTGTATTGTTATCTATCCACGTAGCAGAATTGTTTTACCTGGGAGGTTCCTAATGGTATGTGGAAAATGTCGTAAGGATGAGTGCGGTGGAGACTGTGCAATGGACCGCTACTTCAAGGGTGATTACAAAGACAGGTTAATCTATGCAAGCTCAGGCTTCAGAGGTATATCTGTCCGTGAAACACTTGAAGATATTGAGAAACTTGCTTTAGATCTACCTGATGTTGATTATATCCTAGACAATATTGTGAATTATATGTTCACAAACAGCTTGACTACAGATGACTTTACAAAGGATGATACTCTTAGAAAGTATCTGTATTCTCATAACTTTAATGGTCAAAGAAACTATGATGTACTCAAGCAGGTTGCTAAAGGGTATAGAAAATATGGTTACTATGGTCTCTTAAGAACTAAAGATGGTCTTGTAGGGATTCATCCAAAGGATATTCTAGCCTGTGTGATTGATTACCCTAAGAAACCTGTCCTAAGACAAACTTTAGCTTATCTAATTAAGAATACCAATGTCTATCAGACACCTTATGACCAAAAGACAGGTAATCCAAGAACTGCAACAGATTACTCTGAAGAAGATATTAAATTAATCCTTAAGGACCCTAAGAAGTATGAAAAAGATGTAATGGTTGTCACAAGTGATGAGTTCGCTTGTGTAAGACTAGATACTTCACAAACCTTCTGTATGAGTCCACTTCTACGTGATAGAAAACGTGTTGAGCTTATTCTTAACATTCTAAACCGTATGAACTATGATATTTCTCGTAATGGTATTGGTACTATTGCACTTCAGGCTAAAGATACCCTGGAAGAGCAAGTACAAGAGAGTGTTGAGCAAGGAACTGCTTTTGAGAGTGGAGAATTGCTTGATCTAGGTCGTACAGCCAAAGAAGAACGTAATCAGAAGATTATTGAGGATATTGAGAAGTTTGCTGAAAAGCTTTCTGAGACTGAGTTCAATGATGCTATTGTGTACACAGGGAACTTCCAAAACTTAGAACAGCTTGAGCGTGATACTAAGGCTACAGACTTCCTTGACTATCTATCCATGTATGTTCCTGCTATTATCTGTCGTATGTTTGGGGTTCCTCCTAGACTATTTGACTCAGATAAAACAGTATCTAATATTGGTACTCACAGTATCATTGATAATGCTATGAAGAACACAATCATCCCTATGAGAGATCACTTCCTTGGTCAGATTGTGCATCTTCTTCAGAAGGCTACTGGATTAAAAGAGCATATCAAGTTTGATAGCTATGAATTCGCAAGTAGTTACAACTACAACAATGATATCTACATTCTTGATGTATATGATAGATTGAAGGATATCGACAATGATATGGCTGAAGCCTATCTAGCTAAAAACTTAATTGTGTAAGGAGAAAACATGTCAGAAAAGATTTTAAGCATTGAAGAACTTGCAAAAATGCAGGATAGCTTTATTGAAGCTACACAAACTGACACACCTGTAGCTGTCCAAACACCAACTAGTTCAGTTGTGAATGGTGAGCCTACAAAGATTGGGTCTACAGAACCTAAAGATTATACTTTAGTATTCTACCTTCCAATTCCAAAAGAAGGTGCCCCTGCTGGTGCTGAAATTGTAATGGATGGTAAAGCATATAAGCAAGTAGTTCATGCTGAGGAAAAATTTGTTTCTCCTCGTATTGCACGTAAGGTTAGACACTATGCTTCTACACTTGCCTTGGCTTTCACTGATCTTAAAGAAGATGGTTCTTCTGAGATCTACACAGTGGAAGACTTAATCAAAGTGTATGAAGTATTTGATGATAATGTTATTGACGCTTGTGAAAAACTTCTTGGATCAGTTTTAGGAGTAAGTGACTCTCTTATTCAGTACATTACAGATCAGTCATTAATTGATAACTGTGCCAAGATTTTGGAGAATAATCCTTCATTTTTTCAAGCTGATTAGTTACCTGGTAAGATATCAGTGGGCTTACATTCAAGGTTTAGTAAAACCTAGAGATGAGTTCACTGGTCTTGCCTATGAAGAGATGGTTCCTGTGTCTCTAGATGAGATAACTGAACAGGTACTAGCTGTTTGTAAAGAATACAATATTAGTTATGAACATGCTATGGATAAGATGTACTATCCTGATATAACTGTTATGTATGCTAAGATGGCTAATGAAAATGCTTTCAAGACATACAATGACTGGTTAAATCTAGATGAGACTTCCCAAGGCAAGTTTGTGACTGATTATGGAGCTCCTAAGCCTTATGTGTATGAGATACTTACACCTGATAAACAAAAAGAAGGGCTTGAGAAACAGGAGAAATCTAGAAATACATTGAAAGATATGTACCGTCATGGAGGACGAATTAATGACTGAAGTTATCAGTGATGTTTTAGGGTTTTTAGACACCAAACGAAAAGAAATTTTGCCTGAGTATGTACGTAATGGTAAACCTGTATATACATTGAGAAAATATGCAGACTTGACTGACCTTGATGCAGAAGTGCTAATCAATGGTGGTCATGAGAACGTAGCACAGAAGATTCCTACTATTGGTGCTACAGGAAACATGCTACGCACACCACGTACATCATACGCTGTGAATGTTGAAGTTGCTTTCGATAACCGAGTTAAAGTTGCTGACCAAAAGGTTGGACAAAAGACTGAAAAGGTTTACACCTTTGTGGTTGACCAAAGAGCACTCATGGAGCAGAAATCAGGTCATTTATATGCTAACTATATTGTTGGTTTTGTTGTAGGTAAAGGCAAAGATGATAAGCCTGAAGTTCGAGGCACTGTGCACATTAAGGAAGATGACTTCCTTAATAACTTTGATACAACCTTTGATCCTTTCAGAATGGAAGAGATTATGGAGTTAATTAATAGATATCGCTTAGAACATGGTACAGCTAAAGTACTTGATGAAATTGAGTTCTAATTAACATGGAGGTAATTTGACATTACCTCCTTTTATGTTATATTATGAATATAATTATGCAGGAAGGAGCACTTTGATGGCTAACACAATTAAAGTTCCAAAAATGAAGCTTAAGATTGAAGTTGCTGGTGAAACTAAAGAGTTTAAATCACCTTTAGCTGAAACAATCTTGGCTCAAGTTCGTAAAGTTGTGGTTGGACATGAACAAATTCAATACTATGATGTTGAAGACAAGAAGTTCAAGTCATTCACATATTGCTGTGGCGATAAGTATGAGTTCAACTACGAATTGGAAGAAGTTAAGCTCAAGGAAACTGAGTTTGATTGTTATGGCTTCCCTATCACATACGCAGGAGATAAATAATGACAGAAACAAAGAATGTAGGTCAAACTTACAAAGAGTTTCTGCGTGAAGTCCGTGCGAAACAGTTTGGTTATGAGCTTGATGAGGTATCTAGCATTACTGAAGGTACCACAGTTAAAGCAGTAACTCCTAAAGGAAAAAATAAGAAGGTGGAAAAGAGTGAGTAAATTTAGAGTGTCTAGGTTTTTAAAACGTGACCTAGTAGTTAGAGTCAACTTTTTAAATGACAAGGGCATCATCCAAAACTCACGTAAACTTTTTGAATTTTATCCTAATAGCTCTCAGGAGAATGAAGGTTGGTATGAAACTGATGATGAAGTTCTTTTGCAGAGCCTAGAAGAAGTAACTGAACAGCTACCTTTCTCTACCGAAACAGAAGCAGGATTAAAACAGGATGGTGTACCTTATGAGTATGCCTACTGTGCTTCCTGTGGAGGTAAGAAAGTACGTAAGTTGAAGTACAATATGTTTGAGGTGGTTAGGGATGCCAATTAAGTCACAGATTGCTAAGAGGATCATTGATGAAATCAATGTGTACCTTGAACAAAAGGACTCATTGGACTCTATTATGAACCTCTCAAAGACTGGAAAAGAGTCTGAGAAGTTATCTGTTGATAGGCTTGATAACCCTAATGGTTATATGACATTACTCTCTGAAGGTTCTGTCCTTTACCCTGATGGTACAATCAGATTGTACATCTGTAAAGGAACCCTCAAAGATTGGTATGATAATTTAGCTGATGATTTTGAAGGCTATGTTAGTACTGGTCACAGGGACTTAAATGCTTACCCTGTGAGAGAGGGATACTTCAGAAAGTCTGACCTCAAGCTTGTGGTTGATGAACATGGTAGACATGATCTACTTGTAAAACCTCATGTAAATTTAGAACTAAGCAACATTAAGGACTTACTACTTCAAGATGAGCCTTTTGCTATTTCATCTGAGTTTATGTGGTACCACAAGGAGATTGGGGAAGAAGACTTAGAAGAGTTTACTAAGCTTGCTGAGTATAACCTTGAACATGGTGGGTCTATTGATGTACCTATCACAGATAGAGTAGAAATATCAGGCTTCTCCTTTGTGGGAAACCCTGGTAATGCCAAGAGTGGAGGTTATGAACCTTCACTACTAGTAAGAAATGAGGAAGAACACTTGAAGAATAAAGAAATTCTTGATAAAGTTCTCGCTCACCTTAGTGCACAAGTTGAAGAAGAAGTTAAGGAAGCTACTGAGCTTGAAGTTGCTGAAGTAGTTGAAGCTCCTGAAACAGAAGAAACAACTGAAGCACCTGAAGTAGAAGAAGTTAAAGAAGAAGCTGAAGCTACTGAAGAAAAGGTTGAAGCAGAAGAACCTAAGACTGAGGAGGGTGAAGCTCTTGCTAAAGCTATTGAGGCTATTGAGACTCTTAAAGCTGAAGTAGAAGCACTTAAATCAGAAAAAGCACAATTACAAGCTGAGCTTGAAACTAAGAAAGAAAATGAAGATGCTGTGGAAGGTCAGTTGAGCAAACTTGCTAAACTATTGGAAACTGTAAATCCTACTGTGGAGAAAGCATCTAAAGAAGAACCGAAAGAAGTTGCTAATCGCTTCGGACGTGTTCGTTTTGGAGGACAATAATGACTAAAACTAACTTTGATATTTTGTTAGGTGAAGCTATTGACAACTTGTATGAGCGTACAAAAGCTAAACTAGGCAATGTTGAAAACTTCACTAATGAAGATGGTAAAATTCCTTTTGGTATCTCACGTGACTGGTCAAAAGCACAGCCTTCACTTCGTGAAGTTGGCATGGATGATGAGTTGGTAAATGATATCCTTAAACGTTTTGAACAATCATCTTTTGGTGCACTTCGTCAAGCTAAAAATGGTGACTGGATCATGGAAGGTATCACTTGGGGAACTAAAGCTCCTGATTTTGCTAATGATACTTCTGATGCCTGCTGTTTCACTGAAAAATTCACTATGCAAGCTACAGGTGATGCTACACCAGTACGTTACCTCTGTTTCAAGGACTGTGAAACTCGTCTTGACCGTTTGATGAAAGACAAGATGCACTTCAAACAAGGAGATCTTCTTAACATCTTCCAACGTTTGGGTATGTCTTATGAAGAAGCTGAACAATTCATGGCATGGTATACTTTTGCCTTTATCGTTCAACGTCATATCGTTCAAGGTATGTTGAACTTCCAAGGTCAAGGTCTTCGTCCATTCGCTGGTGTGGCTGAAATGATGTCTCACCCAGGGGTTACTCCTATTGATGCTTCAGGTTCAGTTATTGGTGCTTTCCGTCAAGTTGCTTGCTACCTTGATGTATTGAATAACCAATCAGCACGGTATAAAATCTATGTTCATCCATTGACTCTTCGTGGAATCAAAGCTGAAATCGTCCCAGGTAAAGACGGTAAGCTTCCACAAGGTTGGTCAGTAAATGGTGAATCAATCTCATTCAGAGGTATTCCTTTTGGAACTTCTTACCACTTGCCATATGACTTAGAAGAAACTATGACTGGTGAAGCTTATGTTATTGACTTGTCTAGAGTAGAAGCATTGACACAATACGACTTGTTCGTACCTCAATCATCTATCTACACTCAACGTACAGAAGATACATCTAAACCAGGATGTGAAGTGATCTGTGACAAGTACGAAAACTTTGGTTTGGTACATACTAACTCGCCAATCTCTCACCTTCTTGTAGCTAATATCCCACTTGAACAAACTTGTCCTGCTGTGGTATTTGAACGCATCCAAGGTCTTCTTACAGGTCTTAATCCATTCCCTATGGCAACTATTCCTGCTAAATAAGGAGACAGTAAATGCAACCTGAATTGGAATTAATTAAAATCACCAATAAACTTCAAGAGAAGTGTGGTTGCTTTGACTGTGATGATGGAGCAACAATGCAGGGGTACATGGAGAGCTTTCTTCGTGTACTCGCTCGCTTGTTCTGTTGGACTGATGGTGAGTGTGCTACTATTCTGAAGAGTAGAAGACATGAAGTTATACCTATCACTGAGTTTGAACTATGTGGCTGTGATGCAATGGTTGAGATTAAGCCTTATTACTATAAGGGGTTCGATCCTAATTCACTCAAGGTCTACTTACAGAAACGTAAAGGCTTGGAGAGAGAAGAATATGAACTTGATACTACAAAGTATAACTGGTCCTTTGTGGATGGAACATTACTGATTAATGTTACAGACGAACTCAGCCCTTGCTGTAGATGCTGTGACCCTTGCTCTTGTGAGACTCAGTATAAGATCATCCTAGATTATGATGCAGGATACACCTCTGAAAGTCTACCTGACTGTATCTATGAGGCTATGTGTCACTTCATGAATATCTTCATTGCTTATCAGAATAAATGTGGCTCACTAGATGAGTGTGCTAATATGGACAGGTTAGCTGTAGGAGCTGTACTTAAGCAGAAATCAGTAGACTATATCGTAAGAGAATGGACTATTGACAATGGAAGCATTGACAGGTTCTATGTTAAGCTAATTAATAAATGGACTTTAGCCACTCTTAGCTCACTATCACTGTGTAAGAAAGTTTACACAGAAGGAATGCACTTAGCTATTGGGAGAAGAAAAGAATGTTAGTAAAATACAAAGGAGAATACGCAAGAGAGTCACGCTCTTACGGATGCTCTAAGTGTGGTACTGGACGCTCCATTAGTGGTGTAGAAACATACCGTACTGTGTATAGAACTTACTATGGAGGAAGGTTATATATCTTTGAACAAGGTAAGACCTACCCTGTAGATGAAATTCTAGGTAAGTACCTTACAAACTTAAAATACACAGATAAGCAAGGTAACATTCGTAACACTTTTGAAGAAGTTCCTGATACTACAGAAGCTACTTTTGTTAGGGATATTGAGAATACTGAGTTTCATATCCCTGAAGAGCCAAAACCTACAGAAGAACCTACACCAACTGAACCTCCTAAACCATCTGAGGAACAACCTACAGATCCAGTAGCAGGTGAAGGTTACCCTCCTTCAGATCATCTCGAATAGGGGGTCGTAGATGCCACTACCACAGAATAATAAAGAGATTATTTTATTAAGACAAGGTACAGCTACTCCCACTTATGATGAGAATAGTAGACAAGTCTTTAAATGCCTGTGGGAAGAAGTTGAGCACATCAAGTGTGTTGACCACATGCCTACCTCTAGGGGAGCTGAAAGTGATGCCACTACAATCCATGGACTTGAAGGTTCTAGGCAATTAGAGACATTCTACTTTTCGCTACATAACCAATCTCATGCTTGTAACTTTGACTTTAAGCATGGTTACTATATCATGCAAAGGATATCCACTAGATGTAACTATTGGGACTGTCCTGAGGATGCAGGATATCTATTTTGGAAAGTAGTTGCTGATAGAAGTTATGAGATACTACCTGGATGTTGGGATATTAAGCTCACTGGTGAGCGATTAGTCCCTAGAGAAAGTGAGCAGATGCTCCTAGAGTGTGCACCTTTTGTTAAGCAATTACAGGGGGTGATTACAGTTGACCACGATTGATATACATAATTTTAAGGGTACTGAGCTAGTTGAAGAATTTACTGATTTTGTTATGACTGGTACATTAGAAGCTAAGGCTATAGCATCTAAGGATACTGGTTTAATGGTAAAATCGGTTAAGATTAGGAAAGTACCTGATGGGTTTAAAGTATACAGTGATAGGGCAGACTTTCCTCCAACTTCTAGAGGTAAGGTCAGATACTATACTAAGGTATATGTTGAGAGAGGTTATCCTCCTAAGTGGGGACCATTTGATTTTATCTATGATGGTTTCATGAACATTGGAGAAGGAGAGCTTGTCAAAGGTGGAATAGGAACATATTCTGCTAGAAGACCTTCAGGGAGAAGAGGATCAGGTTCATCTAATCTATCAGGCAGTGATAGAGCTTCTGTGACAGCTTATTTACAGAAAGCAGGTACTAAACTTTCGATTAAAGTACCTAAGAGGTTAGCGAAATGATTAGTTCCCTGTATATAAACATTAAGAAGTGGCTTCAAATGTATGGAGCAGATGTCCTAGATTACTTTATTCAGCCTGACCATCCTGAAGAGAGAGACCCACGTAAAAGATATAATAACTTTGATGAACAGTTTAATAAACATGTAGGAACTTCAGAACACTTTCAAATTAATCAAGGAGCTGAGTTTCCTTACCTAGCTATTGACATAGCCTGTGATAATAGTTCTAAGTGTTTTCCTAAGTTCTACATCAATTTCTCAGTGTACTACTCAACTGTCAGCCCTCCTACTGGTAGGGTTTGTATAGAGAATACCCCTGAGGGAAAACTAGAGTACAGAGAAGAAGTTCATTGTCAAATTAAGAACATGCTAATTCACCAAGTTAGCACACCTCAGGGGATACAGAGAAAGACTTTCGCTCAAGATGTAGCCTCATTAGATAACTGGTACTTGCCTATCAAGGTTAAGATCCAAGAAATAGGATGTCCTGAGGACTTCTCTAATGAGCTTGTAGATGAGGTTGAAATGTTTTCCTTCCCTGTGACCTTATCAATATATACATGTTAGAAGGAGAAAAACATGACTGTGGAAAAACCACTTAACATTGATGCGTTCTTCATGTCTCGTAATGAGATTGCTAACCGTCATGGAAGCAAACTTGAACTTCAAGCAATGGCTAGAGTTCGTGAGCACATGGTAGAAGAAGCTAGTAAACCAAAACCTTCAGCGCAAGCTGAGAACAAGAAAAAGGAGAAATAAATGTCTAACTGTTTTGTAGATATGAGTCATCCTATGTATGGCTACAATACTCAAGATAGAGACAATAAGATTATTGTAGCTATCAATGAGGAAATTCGTCCTTGTGTTCGGTGGAAAGCTAACAAGCAAGTACAAATTCCTAAGGGTACTTTAGTACAGTATGTTCGTAAGGATGTTCCTGAAGATCAACTTAACTGTACACCTCTCAAATGCTTTAACACAGGAACACTTTATGTTAAATCTGCTGAAAAAGCTATCAAAGTCAACTATCAAGTACGTTCTGATGCTGATGACTTTGCTTTAGGATTTAACATGATCTATGTGAATGTACCAAAAGAAGGTAAATATCAGTTGAAAGTTACTGTTTCAGACTTCCCTGACTTGCCTCAAGCTGATGCTTATGTGTACACTTATGACTTTGAAACTCATGCACCAGGATACGTTCTACGTACTATTGACTTAGCTGATACAAAAGCTATGACTCAAATTGGTAACGGATGGAAACCTTCTGACCACGGTGTAGTTATTTCTTATGAAGTAATCTACAAAGGTACAGATGACTTTGATGGTCAAATTGGTCTTTCATCTCCAATGATTGTCAATGACCGTTCTGAGTTGCGTAAGTTCTCAAACGTATTGCTTTCATGTTTGACTTCATTCACTCACAACATCTCAGTACCTACTACAGATGCTAGATGCTTTGGTCGTCAGTATGATAAGTCACAAATTGAAATCACTAAAGAAATCACAGCTACTACTACTTCATGTAATGACTACTGGTTGAACCCACTTCAATCCATGTCTAAGAAAATGACAAGTGGTATCCCTGTGACAGACAGCTTCGTGGTTGAGCGTGTTGAAGTTGATGGTAAAGAGTACGGATCATTGGTTATCCCTGACTTGTACTATGAAGATTGTAATACAATCATTATCTCTTCTGATAGATGTGACTGTACTTACCTATCTTCTATGCCAATTTCAGCAGGTGTCAACCTTGAAGATGATGAATTCATTGCTTTGACTCAAACTCACCACGGATTAGATAGAGGTACAGTTCTTGTGAACCCTATGTACATTGGTGAGAAATTGCTTGTTACCTACAATGGTGAGCGTGATGTTGAGCTTATCGTGGCAAACGACAAACGACTTCGTAATACTCACTTCCGTGTAACTCAAGTAGTTGAAAACACTAGAGGTATCAAAGAATACTACGTATTCAACAATGTACTTATCACTGAAAACTCTCGTGAGTTTGGTACAGAAGGAGAAATCACTCTATCACTTACCTTCACTGTGAGTCGAGATGAAAATGGTAACTTCTACGAAATCCGTAGAAATGTCGAAGATGTAGCATAGGAGAACTTCTAGATGTCAGTACGTACAATTGGTGTTAAGATTGATGGTCTCAATGATATTGAGACTGCATCTAAACTATTACTTAACATGAAGAAGACTGTGCTTGACATTGAAAAGCTTATAAACAAGATGGGCAAGTCTAATAGCTTGCCCTTTATTGATATTAAGTTCAGGTTAAACACAGACGAAATTGAGAAACAAATTAAGTCAATAAATGGACTTGCAGACAAAGTTAAGGGTTCAGGTAAGTCCCCTGTAGATGATAAAGCATTAAGACGGACATCTATTGAGGTTCACAATGTAGCTGAAGCCTATAAGAACCTTAGAGATTCTGTGAACACTGTGGATCAAGCAGTAACTAAACTCACCTCTAATATGCTTAAGTTAGGTGCTGTGAACCCTGGTAAGGCTATGTTAGGTAGCTTCAAGGCTATTTCTTCTGAAGTACTAGGCATCCAGCGTTCTCTAGCTTCTATGGTAGGTGGAGGTCTTAAGAATAGTCTTACAGGCATCATGTCAGGAGTAAGAACTTCTTTCAGCGCAGGGTTAAGAGAACTCAATGAAGAGGCTAATAACCTTGGGGATGCTATGCAGATCTACCGTATCAACATGCAAGCTCTAGGTAAGAATGAAAAAGAAATCAACTTATCTATGAAGCGTTTGGGTGATTATGGTAAAGCATCTGTGTTTGATGCCACTGACCTTCTTGAACAGGCTTCTACATTCACAGCCTATAATAGATCTGATGCTGAGGATATTACTAAGGCTTTCGCAGGACTTACAGCACAAACTAAGAACCCTGTGCAGGGTATGAAAACTATCACTACACAGATGGCTCAAATGATGGCGGCAGGTGTACTTAATCAGCAGGACTTCCGTTTCATTCGTGAGCGTTTCTCTGCTCTTGGTGCTTCTGAAGTTAATAAGAGACTTACAGAATTGGCTAAGTCTAAGGGTGAAGACTCAGTTATTGATGCTACAAGAAAGAGACTTATCTCTTCTGATGAGTTCCTTGATGTAATCAAACAAGTAGGTAGCGATCCTAAATTCCAAAGTCTTGTAACTTCTATTATTACACCTAGACAAGCTATTGCCAACTTGAAAGAAACTCTATCTAACCTCCTTGTGTTTGATAAGGTTGATGATGAAGGTAATGTAACTCCTGGTGCACTTAACAAGGTTTATGTGGCTACTAGAGAGTTTATCAAAGGTATCACTGATATTGTAAGTAGTTCTAAATTTGAGGAGTATATCCATAAGTTTGGTGATGCTCTTGGAGGATTGATTACTAAATTCTCTCAAGTAGGTAGAGTTATTGGTATGACTCAAGGCTCAGCCTTACTACGTTCTATGGAGACCTTTGGTCAAGAGTTGTCTAAAGGCTTCAGTGGTAAAGGATTCATAAATAACATTAGAGAGTTATCCAAGTCTGTTGAAGACTTCTTCAGTACTACAGGATCTTCTATTGGTAAGTTCTTAGGTGAAGCAGGTAATGAGTACCTTAAATTCCTTCGCTCAATGGTTGATATTGGTAAGGAGGGTATTAATAAAGGCTTCCTTGATGGTATCACTGAAGTCATCAAGATGTATAGAAACCTTGCTGACCTTGCTGTGTCCTCAGGAGCTATCAGAGTGCTCTCAGAAAGCTTCTCACGGTTCTTTAAGGTAGTTAATGATGTAATTACCACAGGAGCTAATAAAGACTCTCTGAAGTCCACTGTGAGCTCTCTAGGAGACTTCATTAAACAGCTCTTTGACTCTATTCAGTTCATTGGTACTAAGACAAGTTTAATTCCTACAGCTCTTGGAGTTGTTAAGAGTCTCTTGAACTTCTTCACTGAAGTTATTAACAAGACACAAAAAGGATTAAACCTTGATTCAGTGAACTTAGGACTTAAGAAGATTGGTAAAGTAATTGATAATCTCTTGAAAGGCTTAGCTCCTATTGTGGCTGAGTTAGGTTCAGGATTAATCAATGCAATGACCTCTAATGTAGGTGTAGCTTTCTTTAAAGCACTAGGTGACTTTGTTAAAGCAGTAGTTACAGGTATTAGAAACTTCTTTGCTCAAATGGGTAATGGTAATGTTGAAGCAGGGATGAAGAGAATTATAACATTCTTCACAAACCTTGTTAATCTTGCTACCACAGTTGTGAATATCATTGGTGCTAATGCTAGACTATTTGTAGGTGCCTTACTCTTTGGTAAGATCTCCTCATGGATAACTAAACTTGTAGCCTTTGTTGGTACAGTTACTAAAAGTCTGTCTCAGATTTTAGGGATGACTTCACCAGCAGGGTTCAATACAGCTTCAAGATCATTACTTGCTAGAAAAGCTTCAGCTGTAAGCTCTACTTATGGTCCCACAGGATCTACCTATGGTGCTCCTTCTATGGTTATGGCAGGTTCTCCCCAAGTTGGGTTGTTAAGAGGTGCTTACAATAGCTATAAATCAGCTAGACTTGACTCAGGAAGTAGACTACAAGGACTTAAAGCAGGATTCTCTTCACTTAAATCAGGCATGAACTCCAAGGTACTTAAAGGTATTGGTAAAGGAGCCTTGTTTGTAGGTGGTCTTGTGGGTGACATGGTTATTGATGGTGTGAATGGCATGGTCCAAGACTCAGGTGCTAATACCATTGTCAAGAAAGGTGCTCAAATTGTGTCTACCACAGCTAAAGGAGCCTTGTATGGAGCAGGTATCGGATCACTGTTTGGTCCAGTAGGTACTACTATTGGAGCAGGTCTAGGATCACTTATTGGTGGAGTCTATGGATTCTTCACTAAGTCTGAACAAGAACAACGTGCTGAACAAGAGAAGGAACTGAAGAAACAGATTGCTCAGGAAGAGAAGAAGGCTAAGGAAGAACAGCTTAAAGCTAAGGTTGACGCTCTTAAACAAGAAGGGCAAGCCTATACTGAACTTCTTAGAGGCTTCTATAGATCTGTAAGTGATAATGGAGAGTCCAACTTAGCTAACTCCCTTTCTACTGTGACAGGTCTTGCTAGTCAACTAGGGACCAATGCTAAAAATGCTAAGTCTTCTATTGGTCTAGCTAATATCAACCCTGACTTTGGTAGATTAGCTGACTATAATGTTGATATCAATGGTGAGACTAAAACTTGGAAAGATTGGAGAGAATACCTTGGTGTGACTGATGAAGAACTTCTTGCTTCACTTCAGTTACTCTATGGTTCTATGGGTCAGAAGATGTTTGAGCTTAAGAGCTCTATTGATGGCACTTCTGTGAGTATCCAAACATTCAGTCAGGGAGAGTCTAATAGACAGAACCTAAACACTGAAAGGTTCAAAAATGCTGTTAAAGATATTTGGGGAGGCTTAGACCAAACTAAGGAATATCTGTTTAAGGACTTAAGTACTTATTCTGAAAGCCTTAAATCAGCACTTGATGGATCTAAGTTCTCTTCTAAGGATGACCAAAAAGAAGCCTTGATTCAAGCTCTTAAACAAGTAGGTATTTCTGAAGAATTTCTTCGTGAACAGTCAAGAGGAAACTTGATTGACTATGCTACTAAGCTTCAAAAATCAGCTCAAGAATTGAGTAAGAGTTCACAGGAAGCTAATTCTGATGCAGTTGGTAGAATTACCAACAATCTTAAAGACTTACCTACAACGCTTAGAGACAGCTTAGTAAACTTTACCAAGAATGTTCCCCTTGATGTAGCAGAACAGATAGACCAACTTTCTTATCAGTATAAATCTATCAAGAAGGATAGCAATTCCATTTCTAATTCAGGTATAGCTACCAAACTAAAGGCGATTGATGATGAAGTCATTAAACTTGCTGAGAGTGGGGCTAGTGTCGTACTTGAGGATATTAGAAAAGGTTCTGAAAGCAAAGGTGATAAAAAAGCACACATATCAAGACTGATTCAAATGAATGAGAAAATTGATAAAGATGTTGCTGATGCTCTTGCTGACCGTATGGTGGAAAAAGGTGAAACCCTTAAAGAAGCTATGAAGAGTGTAGAAGGAGAAGGCATATCTCCTGAAAAACTTGAAGCATTAAAGACAAGTGTTACAGGATACTTCAATGCTATAGGTAAAATGGTTTCAGATGGTGATCTCACGATTGAGCAAGCTAGTACCCTACTCTATGGTGTGAATATCAATAGTATTGACACTACTAAACTTGATGCAAGTGGTCAAAAACTTCTTTCTGAAGTTAAGGCTAAGGTAGATACTACTGATGGTAAGATTGGTGAGATGAAATCCAAAGTAGAGAATAACAACCCTAAAGATGTTGATACTTCTGGTATTGATGAAAAAGGTAGAGGTCTCAAAGGTGCCCTTGAGGACGCAGGAAACGCTGTGACAAGTTTTCTTAGTAAGGCTTGGGATAAGGTAAGTTCTGTTGCTGGTGATCTTTGGAATGGTGCATCTAAGTTTGTAGGAGGTGTAGGTAAACGTGTAGGTAACTTCTTAAGTAATCCTTTTGGAATATTTGGTAGAAAGGCTACAGGAGGTCTTATCAAGTATTATTCAGGAGGAAGTTATGGTGGTGTAGATATTGTTTCACGTGGAACAGATACAGTACCTACTATGTTGACTCCTGGTGAGTATGTCCTACGTAAGAAAGCTGTTGATAGTCTAGGAACTAATTTCTTAGATCATCTCAACAAGTATGGCGCTAGTGCTTTACAAAAGGGCACAGGTCAGACTATAATTAATAATGTATATAACAATAATAATGCTCAGATTAGTCAAAATATTGACAATAAGTCTCAGTATTTGAATGGTATGTACGGAATTGACAAGTTAATGAGGTATGTTTAATGTTTAGATGTGATGAAAACTTCTCAAAACCTAAACGATACATCCAATATAATGACCTTGTGTTCCTTGGTAGAAAGTCTATTGATGAACAGTCCGAGAGTATTAGTCTGAGAGAGAGTAAAACCTCTCGGACTTTTACTCATGGTTCTTATGTTGGTAATCAGAGTGAGAAGTCATTAATAGATGATAACTCTATTTCACTGAAAGTTGCCCTTAGAACACAAGACTGGTCTGAGGAGCATGTTCAGGCTCACTATGACTTCATCATTGAACAACTAACTACACCAGGTAAGCTGTGGGCTATTCAAACAGGTCTACAGCTTGTGTGGTGTAATGCTTATGTTACTAGTATTCAGTCAGCTAAGGAGTGGGTAATCACAGATGATGACTACCTAGTATTCAAAGTTGAGCTTGATAACCCTGATGGTGTTTGGTATAAAGCTGATGAGGCTAAGACCTATCTTGAACCCTATGATAACTGTGACTTCATTGATATGAAGGCTAGTTGCTTAGGTAAGTCAAGAGCTTGCTGTAATACTCTACCTAACTGTGATAATCACTGTGAATGTTGTGAAATAGATTGTGGTGAGATGGATGGTATGATAGACTTGTGTACTGCTCAGACTAATGTTCAGTTCATGAATGACTTCTATGAAGAGTGTAATTCTAAGTGGAGAATAGTCTACAACTGTTCTAGATGTAAGCAAGATGGAAAACAGCTTAAGGATCTCTATAAACATGCTATCTGTGATACTTGTGTAAATGAGGTTATGACAGGTGAGTTCTTATCTACTACTGTTCTAGATAGTCACAGATGGAGTTTTGCTCTTGAAGGGGACTTTAAGGATCCCATTGTCAGAATAAACGAGAGAGACTTCAAGATTTTAGGAACTTACAGTGGTGTACTCACAGCAGACTATAAAGGTAGAGTTAAGTATGCTAGATCTTGGGAGTGTCTAGAGTTCAGCTACAATGAGGTACCTCTAGATGCCTTAAGACTGTGTGCTGAGATGCCCTATGTTAAGAAAGGCTTAAATACTATTTCTGTAAGTGGTGTTACAAGTGAAAGTGCTTGTATCTACTTGGATTATGAGAGTGTAACTATATGATTGGATATATTTTAAATAGCAAGGGTTCAGGCAAAGAGTCTACCCTTATTTCTAAGGAAGACTTCTTAGGGGAAATTTCAGTTGAGTTCTCTATGATGGAGGTTCCTGCAATTCAATTAACCCTTCCTATTAGATATTCTAAGCTAATTAGTGGAAACACACACATTGTACTTCAAACAGATGACTGGAAGTATGAGGGTTATGCAGGAGACAAGTCTAATGACTTCAATAATATGACTGTGACTGTGAAGACTTCCCATGTGATAGGTAGGCTGGGTAAAAGAACCCTTCCTACCAATGTCACTGTTAAGGCACGTTCTGTAGTATCCGCTGTGGAACAAGCTTTAGGGTACTGGTCTAATGAAGCTCACAAGGATGACTTACTTAATGACTTTAAAATTAAGTATTTAGATGACTATGCTGAGAAGAACTTGATTGAATATGAGTTCTCTAATGAGACATTCCTTGAATTTCTTACTAAAGTATGTGAGAAGACTACATCTCTATACTGGAGAGTTAATCGCTATGATCCTTATCTGATTGAGTTTGGTATCTTTGGGATTAAGAAGGATGTTCTAATCAATGAGTATAATCATTTAGTATCATTAGACAATGTAGAAGAGAACTATGAGGATACTATCAATATTGCTGTAGCAATGTCAGATAAGTCAGACTCAGGAGCAAGTTCACTGACACTAAGAGACATCTTCCACAATCCTAGATTTATGCTAGAAGGCTTCCCTGTGATTAAGACAGGTAACAAGGTAAACTCACAAAGATCTTATGACTATCCACAACTCCCTGTGTTTGCTCCTGAGATTATTGGTGATGAGTTTGCTGTTATGGATACTGAGGGTATTGCACTAGAGGCAGGAGAGCTTTATTGGGGTACTGTTACTGATAATGATACACAGTCCATTGCTGAGGATAACAAAGAGATCACAGACTCAGATAGACTAAAGGCAACTGAACAGCTCTATCGTACAGCTATTAGACGGTTGAAGAACTCTAGAAGAAAGGTCATCTACTCTATGACAGTAGAGCCAATCACTGAGAAGAAGGTCCAACCAGGAGATAGAGTTATGTTTGTTCTCAATGCAGGTGTGTGGGAATTGACAGCTTGTACTAAGTACTATGAGAAAATCCTTAAAGAGAGTTCATGGTTCTTCTTGACAAAACTCACAGATATCTATAGAGATGGAACTCACTTACAGAAGATAGAGCTTTCTAAGTACCTCTATAGTGATAGAGATATTGTAGTAAACCAATAGGAGGTAACATGGCTAACCAGTTAAACAAACTAATAAATACTGTTGGTAGAACTAAAGCTAGAGTTATCCAACAATCAAAACAGCGTAGAGGTGGGGTTACTGATCTTTATGCACTTGATTATGTAGACTCTTTATCTACAGCCTCTTCCTGTGCTCCTTACTCAGATGATAGTATTGAAGGCTCAGAGAGTGATGATATTGAAACAAGAGTAAAGACCTTTGCTAGAGCTATTAAGAAAGAAATTCCTGAGGCTAAAGCACAAGGTGTATCTGCTATTATTGGTTACTTTGTGAGAGAGTCCAATGTAACAGCTAGAAGATATGAGGCTGACTATGCTACAGGTAAACAGTATGATAAAGTAGCACAAGAGCCTACAGCAGAAAACCTTATGGGATCATGGCAAGCCTTTGCTTCCTTGTATAAAGACCCACTTAATGAACCTGGGTATAATGTAGGAGGTAAACACTGGATTGGTCTTGGATTAGGTCAGTGGACAGGTCCAAGGTCTAAAGCATTATATGAGTTTGCTAGAGCAAGAAACAGTAGCATCTTTACCTTTAACACACAAGTAGCCTTTATGATGAGTGAAGAGACACTTAAGAATGTGGTAAAAGAAGTTGCTTCCAGTGATGGAGATATTGCACAGCTTACTACTCGTTTCCTTGCTGACTGGGGTGGTGTTCCAGGTAATGCCCTCCAAGAGCGTATTGATGGAGCTAACAAGTACTTTGAAGTGGTTAAAAAGGCTCTTGAGAGTAAGGATGAATCACCTAAGGAAAAGAATGAGTCTCCAAGTGATACTGTTGTGATTGATAGGACTAAAGGATCTGCACAATTCAGAGTCCTTGTACCTAGTGACCTAGATAGGTTTCAGAGATGGTTCTTAAAGTTCATCATTAAGATGGATGTATCACAGTGTGATGGTAAGAAAGTAACTCCTCTCTCAGATGTCCACTTAGTAGTAAGTGCTAAAAATGAGGCTACTGGTGAACAGTCTGAGATTGAGCTTACTGAGATCTTTAGAAGACAGTGGGGATGTAACTGGATTGGTGATGATGCTAGTGGAGAAGGTATCTTCCCTAATAGTAACCCAATGGAAGGTTATGACTTAATGTATTCTGCATGGTATCTAAATGATGCTCAGAGAAGTGCCTTATTCAGTGCTGGGGAGAAGATTTTTACTGTGTATGCACTAGGTGAAGCACAGATTACACTAAGAAACTTCCTTAAGTTTAGTCACATCAACTAGGAGAACTAATGAACATTATAGTATCAAGGCTATATAATAGATACAAGAATAAGCTTAACCAGCTACACAGCATGGAAGCTAAACAGTTTAAGCTTGAAGAACACTTAGCATCTCATCCTACTGATTACACTTCTGTGATTAGTAATGAGATACTTAAGAGTGATATTAAGCGTATAGAGTATAGTATAAAAGAACTTGATAAACAGATGGAGTTATATGCACATGATTAATAAGAAATTAGTACAAAGAATGTATGATAGGATCTTGGTTGAGTCCATAGTTGAATCATTCTTCAGACAGATCTATAAAAATCATGATAGAGGTGGAGCTAAAGAGTGGATAGACAACAGAATTTTAGAGCTAACCCTAGAGTCTAATGTAATCACTTGTGACCATGAGGATAACACTATCACTTACAATGGAGAGATTTTTAACTATGACTTCCAATACATAACTAACCTGTGCATAAGTTTACTGAAAGATAAGATTGAGGTATAATTGATATGACAAATGCTTATCAAGTAGCACAGCGTGTAGTAGGACAATCCATTGATGTTGATGGCTTTCCTCCTGGTCAACCATACCAGTGTGTAGACCTTGTGAATTGGGTAGCTCAACAATTTGGTGGGTCTTTACTAGGTAATGGTAATCAGATTGGTATAGGTAATGATGTCAGTAGCTTTGCTGATGTTATACCTTACTCAAATGAGTCTCAATTAAAGGTGGGTGACATTATCTCCACTAATGAACCTTCTACACCCTATGGTCACACCCTTGTGTATGGTGGAGGTGGAGTCAATAATGCTAGAGTTATTGAACAAAACTTCAATGGAATCACTCATGTTATTGAGCACACAAGGACCATTACTGGTTATGGAGCAACTATTCTTAGAATTGTAAGGATCAGAGGACAGGATAACTATACTCCTGATGGATCTAGTGATACTAGTGCTGATGCTGGAAAACCTAAGAAGAGTGGTGGAGTACAAAGAACTTTCTATGAGATTGTAGTAGATAAAGTAGAGGGCATTAAAGGTAATGGTGACAATACTGTGCTTGATACTTTCTACAAATGTAATAAGGTCACAGGTAAGATTGATGGTGAATGGCTTATCTATGATAAGTACAATGGTACTGTAGGATACTTACCTAAATCTGCTGTAAAAGAAAAGACTGAGTACTCTAAGCAAGATAAAGAGCCAGGTAAGAAGGAAGTAGAAAAGGCTAATGGTTATGATACATTCCCTGATAAGACTGATGATGGTCTTGACCAATCAGGAATTCAGCCTATCTACACTCTAGCTCAGTTCATTTCACTAGGTCGTATTAACTATAGTGGTTATGAGTGGACTTACTCTTCAGGAAGTAACTTCCCTGCTAGTGTAAATGTAAATAAGAGCTATAATGCTTATGGCTTCTTATCCGATAGTGATGGTAATATTATTCTATCTGTTCCTTCATCTTGGGGTGATGTGAAAGGTAGAATTTACAACACACCCTTTGGATTTAAGGGTAAGGTCTACTTGACCAACGAAAAAACATCAATAGATGTGTACGTAAGATAGGAGTTACTATGGCTTATAAATTAGCTGAAGAAGATAAACTTTGTGGGATTGAATATCCTACTTATGAGGGATTTAAACCTATCCCTAAAGCAACTTGTGATATGCTGAAGCCTCAGTGTAATGATATTGAGATTGTGTTAAACTGTGATAAGAAGAAGGAAGAGGAAAAACCTACTCCTACACCAACTCCACAGCCTGAACCGACCCCAGAACCTCAACCTCAACCTGAGCCTTCACCTACACCTAATCCTGAGGAACCACAGCCTACTCCACAGCCTCAGCCTGAAGAGCCTAAGCCTCAGCCTAATCCAGTAGAGCCTACTCCTGAACCTGATCCAGCTCCTAAGCCTGTGCTCACTAATGAAGAGTTGGATACTATTGTGTCAGGTAAGTTAAGTACTAATACTCATTTAGGTAATTATATGGTTAATCAGAACAATATTATTACCTTGATTGGTGATGCTCCTATTGAGGATATTGAAGCTTACAAGAAAGAGATTACAGATAAAGTAGGAGATATTCCTGAGCTTAAAGACTATACTGTGGAGGTATTAGTCAATAAAATTCCTGGTGATAGTGTAGGAGATAAAGCTACAGGTGCACCTCTCTATAATAAGGTTGTGAAGATTACTAAGCCTAATGGTGATGTTTATCAGTCTGAACCTATGAGTATTGGTACTACTACTGAAACTAATATTGACTTGTTAGAGGTTCTTCCTAGAGTAGAAGATAAGTTCTCTAAGATTATCACCAAAGATGGTCAAGTAGTTGAAGTTCCTGAAGTATCTAATGAGGATAAGAGAGCCTTTGAAGATAAGATTATCAATGACTTAAAGGCTAAGTTACCTGAAGGAACTACTGTAGAAGCTGTGCTTGAAGGACCTAAGTATGAAAAAGGTTCAGAAGTACTAAGCGGTAAGACTAACTATGTATTGAATGTAAGGACTACTCTGAATGATGTAGTTTCAGAGCAAACTTATAATGTACCTCACACAGAAGAAGCTCCTCAAGAAGAACCTGCTGTACCTAAAGTAGATATTGATGGTGAATTACTTAAAAGTAATTTAGGTGTTGTAAATATTGATGGTGATACTATTCTTTCTATTAATATCCTAAATGGGGTTGGTGGAGGACAAGGTGAACCTATTACTGAATCTAACCTTCCTTCCATCAGTGAGGCCTATAGAGCATCCTTAGAAGAAAACCTAAACAGGGAAAATAATACCTCTAAGAAGTATAAGGTCAACTCTTATAACATTACTATGCTTAAGCATGTAGGCGATCATTATCAATATAATGATACTATCTTCACTTACACTACAACTATTACAAAACCTAATGGTGAGGTAGTTACTAAAGAAGGTAAACTACATTCAGAATTTATTGAAACATTATAGGAGAACTAAATGGATAGACTGATCTTAAGGATTGTAGAAAACCAAGCTGTGATCTCAGGAATAACACTCTTTGTGACCACAGCTTGCGGTTGTGGTGTAGCTTGGCTTAACCATAAGAGAAATAAACTTGAGGAGCTTTCTAAGGGTGCTAAACGTTCTAGTTTACGCTCTGAGTACCTTAACATCTACAACTCTACTGAGTTTACTTGGCAAGAGAAGTGGGATATGACTGATCCTCTTGTGAAGGAATACTTTAATGACCTTGGTGGAAACCATTATATTCATGGACTTAATGAGAAGATGAGAAGGCATGTAGAAGAGGAAAAGGAAAATGGTAAAGATAGTAATTGATCCTAGCTGTCTAAATCAGGGAGGGTCTACCTATGATGACACAGAAGTGCTCAATAGGATTAAAGCCTTAGAAGGTAAGACTGACAATTTTGTGAGTGATGTTACTGTGTCTAGAGAAGGTAACAAAGTTAAGCTCAAGTACACTAGGGTTGATGGAACTTCTAGTGAAGTAGAGTTTGATGACAAAGATACCATCTCTATGGCTTATGATGACACAGCTCTTAAGGAAAGAGTCAAAGCATTAGAAGCAAAAGAAGATAAGGATACTGTGTATGATGACAGTGCTTTAACTGCTAGAGTCACAGCCCTTGAAGCCAAAGAAGATAGTGATAAACAAACACTTACACTCACAGGAAATGAACTATCCATTTCTAATGGAAACTCTGTGAATCTACCAGTGGGTGTAGGGAAAGAGTTTGTTGTTACTAGTGATACTGAAGGAGTTGTAGTAACTAAAACTGAAGCAGATGCCACAACTACTTACAATGTAAACCTAGATGATGCTTTAAATAAGTTCTACAAGAAAGCTGAGACTTACACTAAGAAGGAAGTGGATAGCCTGTTAACCACACAGGAAAATAAAGCAACTGACCTTACAGTGTATAGAGGTACTTTCACTGATAAGACTAAAGTAAAAGAGGGAGACTTTGAAGGACCTAACGCTCCTAGAATTACCCTAACTTACTCAAGCTCCACAGGTGTGGGTATTCTCAAGATAGATATGAAGGTTATGTCCCCTGTGGCTAAGAGTACTATTGTAGCTAATCTACCTGCTGACGCACCTGTGCCAGTAACACTTATTGAGTCTCAGGTTTGGGTAGGTAATGTTGATACTTCTGTTTGGGTTGATCCAGGTAGTAGATCTCTCAGAATGTCTCTCACATCTAACCCTGATATCTTTAATAAGAGAATTATTATCAATATTCCAGGTATATTTAAAAAAGTATAATAAGGAGAACTAAATGAACTTAACAAATAAACAATATGACTTATACAAAAAGCTTGTGACTGTAGTTGCACCAGCCTTAATCACTTTGATTACAGGACTAGGAGCTTTGTATAAATTTGACTCAACTGCTATCACAGGTACTCTAGCATTGCTTACTACCTTCACTGGTACTGTGTTAGGTATCTCAAGCAAGAAATATAATGAATCTCAAGGAGAGTAATCATGGATTACAGAACCTTTAAGTCCAAGTGGTACAATAAGGGTGTAGACGTAGATGGTTTCTATGGTTTTCAATGCTGGGACTCCTTTGCACAATGGTGTAAGGAGAATGGTATCCCTGTAATCAATACAACTCCTGTGTCACAAGGTGGTTCAGGATATGCTAAGGACTTGTGGGAAAAGAAAGCCTCTAATGGTATCCTCAAGTACTTTGATGAAGTCCCTATCAATCAGCTTAAAGAAGGTGATGTAGCTATCTTTAGAGAGGTACAAGGATGGACTCCTTTATCTCATGTGGCTATGTTTGATAGAGATATTGATGGTAAGTATGGTTACTTCCTAAGTCAAAACCAAGGTGGAATTGGAGGAGTACATAACCTATGTAGACTTCCATATTCTGCTATGTATCCTACAGCTTTCAGACTTAAAAAGTCTAATCAAACTAAAGGAGGAACAGCTTCAGTGGCTTTACCTACAAAAAATATTAATGGTGAAATTTATTCAGGTCTTATCACAGGTGTAGATCCTAATGCTATGAACAGTGATAGCAATAGAACTAAGATTGATAGAATTGTCATTCACCACAATGCTACAACTAATGACGCTGTGGCTAGAAGCACATGGTATGTTGCTACAGGTCATGGAACATCTGCTCACTATCAAGTAACACCTGATAAAATTTGGGGTTGTGTTGGTGAGAACTATGTTGCTTACCATGCAGGTAACTATCCAGTAAACCAACGCTCTATTGGTATTGAGCACTTAAACAACACAGGAGCTCCTACATGGACGATTGCTGAAGAGACTTACAGAAACTCAGCTAAACTCATTAGAGACATCTGTGAACGTTATGGTATCCCTATTGATAGACAGCACATTATTAAGCATGGTGAGGTATCAGCTACAGGATGTCCTGGTGGTATTGATATTGATAGACTTGTGGCTATGGCTAGAGGAGCTGAATATGTAACTCCTGCTAAGTCTACACCAAGACCATCTGCACCAGGTAAGATGCAACATGCTTATCGTGTAGATGACTTGAAGTATATTAATGGTTTGTGGCAAGTCTACTGTAAAGAGCTTGTTCCAGTTGATATGGATTGGACTGATAATGGGATTGCTGTAGAGGATATCATTATCACAGATAAAAACGGAGTTAAACAGGCTAATCAGATCACTGAGGTAGGTAAGTACTTTGTGTTTGACCAAACTGCTACAGCCGATACAGGCTATGGAGATGTTGGTTCAGGTGGTTACTATTGGAGAAAATTCAGACTGAGAACTTCAGGAGAAATTTGGCTATCAGCTTGGAACTTAAACCACTTATTGTTTGGTTAAGGGGATGGGGTTAATCCCCTCCCTATTTTATTTTGGAGGAACTATGGAAGATATCTGTAAACACAAGGATTGCTCCTGTGAGAATGTAGGTATAGGAGATTGTGTCAAACTACAAGAACTAAATGACCTACAAATTAGACCAAAGATGAGAGCTATTCTTAAGGCTGAGTGGTGTAACCTACCTGATGCTATTCGAAGAGCTTTCTATGGAGTTTGGTGTGTATTAAAGAATATTATTAATCAGTTGTGCTATATCTTGTCTAAGCTTGAGTGCTTAGAGTCTAAAGTAGATAAGCTATGCTCTATTGCTAAGTGTCAAGATGAGAGAATCACAGGTCTTGTGGAACATATCAAAGGTAAAATGCTTGAGAATGTTGTCTTTGGTATGAAAGGTGTAGGTACATCTGCCAATTCTGCTGGATATGGTGACACTTTCACTTCTGTGACTGTACAACAAAATGGTGACTTTACTATTGTGTGGAACATGGTCTATGCAGGTAGAGAAGTAGGTAGAGGTACTATCACTGGTAAGGTATCTCACATGTATACTATGAATGAAGATGGATCTGTTAAAGCTCACGTATCCAGAGTTGACTTTGACCAAGTTAAATATGTAGGTGATGGTGGTAGCTATGGTAACAATGCTACTTTCTATATTCAAGACACAAATGGAAGAACTGTGTGGACTAAATCTTACCAAGCAGGATCAAGCTTCACAGAGAAACCTGGATCAATCTCTATTGGTAAAGAAACAGTCCTTAGACCACAAGGAGGAAGCACAGGAGATATCTTGCTATTCAAGACACTAGACCAGTGGTATTATGACCCTACATCAAGTGATGTGAGAGCTACCTATGTAAATAACAACTCACCTCTACCTAAAGTTGAAGGCTGTGTTATTGACTGTGACAACTGCTAGGAGGTTATATGCTAGATTACTGCCCTAATTGCAGATGCAAAATTAGGTTCTATAAGGCACATGAATGTGATAAGATGAAACATGATCTTGCTGATAGTATTAAGCTTGCAGGAGATGTTATTGCATCAGGTGATGAGTGTAAACTTAAAGAGAACACTACACATGGTATCTTTCGTATATGGTGTGTGATTAAGAACATTATTGAGATCATCTGTGATATAATTAAACGTATGAAGTGCTTACAGCGTAAAGCACAAAAGGTTTGTGAAGTACAGCATTGCTTAGCTGAGAGAATTGAAAGTGTCAATAGATTCATTGGTGTGTACAACTCAGATCAGGCTAGTAAACCATCTCCTGACCAATCAAATTGGGAAGCTGAGAAGAGAAGACTTGAGTCTGATTATCAGGCTAGCCTAAATGGTTATAATGCTAGAAGGGCTGAATATGAAAGAGCCTTACAAGCATACAATAATAGTAACTCTAACTATGCTTCTGCTCTTGCTTCTTACAATGCTAGAAAAGCTGACTATGAAAGAAGAAAACGTGAGTATGAAGCAGGTAACAACCAACAAGGAGGAGCTACTAAGTGGCAAGAAGCTTGGGGTACATTTCAACGTAATGGTGCACCTCTAGATGTTGCTATGGGTGGATCACCTAATGGTAGTGTCCAAGGTATTGACCTCAGTGAAGCTCACAGAAATGGTTATGGTCAAGGTATTGGATTCACTTCCAAAAACAATGAGGGTACTATTGTAGATATCCAATTAAACCTCTTAGGATACTCCTATGAGGCTGGTGTTGGAGGAATACTACACGGATGGTATGTTCAATATGGTGGTACTTATGATTGGTACTTTGATGTGTATGCTTCTACTGATGGAGGAAACAACTATTCAGTAGTCCAAAAGGATATTCTACTTGCTAAGCATGCAGATACACAAAAGCTTGCTTATGAGCCTAACTGGCATCTATCAACTATTAAGTGGAATAAGACATTCACTAACTTACCTGCTAATTTTACACAATTAAAAGTAGAAGTTAGAGGAAGTAATCCAGGAGATAGACACCAAAATGTGTATACAAGAGAGCAGATTATTAGAGCACCTTTCCCTCCATTCACTGAACAACCCCCTGTGAACAATGCTACCAAACCTAAACCTTTCAATGAACAGCCTCCTCAAAGACCTACTATTCCTCCGAAACCTGAGAAGAAAGTAGAGACAATTCCTTTGATTAAGGGAGGATGTGACTTAATGGATTGTAAGTTTGACTGCTTTATTGATGATAAATAGGAGAAATTATGTCAGATTGTATTAACTGTCAATGTGAAGAGATTGTACCAGGATCAACCGCCTGTGCATCTCTTAAAAAGCAAAATGATGACAGAATTAAACTTCATTCCCTTGTGCTAAGGGATACAACTCTTTGTGACTTACCTGAGCAGACTTCTAAAGCCTTCTATTCACAGTGGTGTTTAAATAAGAACATCACCTCACAACTATGTTGGTTGATGAATAATAGCTCAGGAGGTAAAACTTATAAAGCAGGTAAGGATATTAGTATCTCAAATGATGGTGTTATCTCATTCACAGGTACTATCCCAACACCTTCTCCTGCCTACAATGATGCTGATCTTAGAGCTGAGAATACTAGACTTAAAAATGCTTTGATGAAGATCATTAACAACCTTACAGCTAGTGGAGCTTGGCAAGGTGGGTTAGAAGGAGACTTCGTTCCTAGAAGAAATATTGCTACAGGTAATATTAACTTGTTCTCTAACACAGTGGATAGTGACTTCTTCATCCGTACTAATAATGGTAAAACAGAAAATGACTTGGCAGGAGGTATTAACTAATGGGATGTACAACTTGTAGTGGAAACCCTAACACATGGTGCACTCAGTGTATGCCTGCTGAGGACACTTGGGTAGCCCCTGTGGATAAGCTACCTGATGTGTTTATGGGAGATAGAGATCACATGTATCTTCTACCTAATGGAGATCTGTTTATTCTTTCTCCTGATAGAACTAGATGGATTAAAGTTAATGGTCAAGGTGGTGGTGTTACTTATGATGATACCGCTGTGATTAATAGACTAAAAGCTCTAGAAGGTAAAACAGATAACTTCATTTCAACTGTGGGTGTATCTAGAAATGGTAATAGAGTCAAACTTACCTATACACTTGTTGATGGTACTATCAAGGAAGTTGAGTTTGAGGATAAGGATACTGTAGCTTTAGCCTATGACGATTCTGCCTTGAAGGCTAGAGTTAAAGCCCTAGAGGACAAGCCTGTGACACCTACTGGTGTGAATACTTTCTTTGCTAAAGGTGATATCTCAGGTAATGGTACTTCACAGAATGTACGTGTCACAAAGGATAAGCTTGTAAATGCTGATACTATTAAAGTAGGTGATACAGTAGTAGATCACTATTGGAATAAAGAACTATATAATATTGGCATGTTTAAAGTAGCTTCTGTGGATGGTAACACTGTTACTCTAAATGGTGTGAATGACCTAACTTATAATCACCCTAAACAATCTTTAACTTTATCTGATAGAGTTTTATCAATCTCAGGAGGTAATTCAGTTACTTTACCTAGTGATAACCAAACTCTCACACTTAATGGTCGTACTCTCAGTATCTCAAATGGTAACTCTATTGAATTGCCTGCTAGTGTAGAGCCTAAAGAATATAGAGCTAGGGGTAATGGTCTATTATTAGATGCTGATGGCACATTTCATATTGAGATGGCTATGGATACTGCTAGACAAGTTCCCTACAATACAAAAAATGGAGGGTTTTTCAAAAAATTGACTCCTGAGAACAGGGCAATTTTTAAACCTGACTTCGGTTATGATACACTAGATAACCAATTATATAGTATTGACAATGATGGTACAATTCGTCGTAATACTATATTAGAAGCAGGATTACTACTGGACTATGCAGGATCATACGACTATGGAGAGTTTAACTTACATAAAAGCTTCTCTAGTGAGTCTGTTAATCTAAGTGTTTTGTCCACAAGTGCTTCAGCAATATCTGGAAGTGCTAGTTTCATACAACCACAAGAGTTGAAGTTTGAAGTAGGTATCTTAGCATTTTGGAATAGTAACAACAAAGTAGTATTCAGATTTACTCCAAAGATTATATGGACTATAATTACTGAGTCTAAAGCAGAACACTACACTCACTTCATAACTAAAGAAGAATTAGAGTCAGAAGAACCTATAGAGATTGAAGTTAAGAAGAATGAGGAAGTTGTTGGTAGACTTAACATGACTATCAAGAACGCAAAATTCTTCATGCACTCTGTTCAAGGTACTGTTGTATTGAAGAACCCTACTGACAATAAATACTATTACTTACCGAGGTTAAACTAATGTCAAAAACAGTATATAAAATAACAGATAAGCCTACTACTACATCCTATGATGATACAGCTCTAAAGGCTAGGATAACAGCGTTAGAGAACAAACCTGATAATGATAAGCAAACTCTGACAGTTAATAATAATACATTATCAATTAGTGGTGGTAACTCAGTTACTCTTCCTTCACAAAGTATCCATAGGTTCTATGATGGAGATATTTCTGGTACTGCTGATACAACTAACACACGTACTGTACAAAAAACTAACTTTAGAAATCCTGATGGAATTAAAGTAGGTGATACAGTTGAAGACTTCTATTCAGACCAAAATACTATCAATAGAGGTATTTGGAAAGTCATAGAAGTAAGTGGAAACAATGTCAAAGTTCAGGGTATTGGTAATTACAGTACTAGTCTGTGGAAAAATTTAACATTCAATGCTAACACAAGAGAATTATCACTTAGTGGAGGCAATAAGGTAACTCTGCCTCAATATGTGTCACCTGAAGAGTTTACTACACTTAAAAATGAGTACAATAAACTCAAAGGTGCTTTTGAGAAACTTCTACAGGATCTTAAAGGTTCAGGAGCATGGAAACAGACAGGTGGAACTATCTTTGAGGGTAATCTGTACCCTGATAGACACATTGCTACAGGTAATATCAACTTGTTTGGTGGAACTGCGGATGGTAGTGCATTTATTAGAACTAACAATGGCAAGACTGAGAATGACCTTGCAGGAGGAATTAATTAATGGCAGATCAAGCTACACTTAATCAGGAACAGATTACTAAGGTAAGGCAAGCCCTAAGCCTTAATATCTATTCTACTGACAGTGGTACAAAGACCTACATTAGTGGGAACAGTTTTAGGATTGAAAACCCTATGCTTGTTCCCTCTGCTGATGGAGGTCAAATTGTTGTAGGACATGTAAATACTGAAGGAAGTATCTACTATGATCTTGTGGTAGAAGGTACTAAAGTTAAGGCTAGAAATACTAGAGCTATAATTAAATCTGTATCCTATACTAAGACTCCTGGACTTACAATTTATGGTAGTTTTGGTAATGCCTCTTATGGAATCAATACACCACAAGGGAGCATCTTCAATAAGTCCTATGACCCAACTTTTGGTAATAACTGGACTGAAACAATTAATAGACAGCTAAATATCAATGATGTTGAGATCTCTTCTAAGGTAAATGAGCAAAGAGTAGATGTAGCCACTACTATTGACCAATGGCATTTTAGTCCAACAACTGCTACTGTGTCATTCAGTTTGACTGTGCCTAATACAAGTATCCTTAACATCCCTCAAGCACCTAAAGAGGGTACACTTGTAATCAAGTATGTTGATAATGTTACAGGAGCTACACTCACCACTGAGACTAAGAAAGTACCTGGTGATACAAGTCAGTCACATACTGCTCCTGAGATCTATAGGGCTACTTATAAGATTACTGGCAATAGAACTCAATCTGTTACAGTTCCTTCAGGACAAACTAAGGAGCTTGTATTCAGATACAACCCTGTGTATGGTCAGATTGTAAAGTACATTGATAAAGACACAGGAAGAGAGATTCAGACTCAGAGTTACACTGCTGTGACTCATGGAGATCCTTTTAGACAAGACCCTCCTAGCATCTCAGGTTATAGGCTTGTGCCAGGTCAGAACCCTATCAATGTACCTAGAGTAACAGGTAATGGAAACTACTCATTTAGATATGAGAAAATTCCCACTACTGCTAATGTTATTGTTAAGCATCTTAATAAGGCTAATAATCAACCTCTACGTGGGGATGTAACTCTAAGTAATCAGACTATTGGTAGCAATGTGAACTACAATGCTCCTGCTATCACTAACTATGCTCCTGAGAGAACTACCTATACTCACACTGTGGTTGAAGGTAACAATATCATTACTGTGTACTACACAGAAAATGCTAAGATTAGACCATGGGCTATTAGAAAGTCTAATGCTTGGAAGTCTCTTAACACTACAAGACAGTGGATGAAGATTAGAAGAACAGCTAACCAAAACTTTTGGGATACTAAACCTAATGCTGAAATTTATGCTACTGATACTGGTAAAGAAAACTACTCACCATCACGTATTCGTAAGGGTGGTAAGTGGAAAGCACAAGGAAAGATTGGTGACTAATGGCTATTGATGATAAAACAACTAGACTGAATGAAGCTACATTCACTAGTTATGGTGAAAATCCTAAGGATCGCTGTTGGTATGATGAGTGTGACTGTGATGAAATTCCTGTTGCAGATTGTCAACGACTAGTAGATGAAAATAACAAGGGTGTAGGGCGGTTTGCATGTATGGCTGAGAGTCAGAAGTGCTATAATCCTAAGTTCTTCAGTTCATTCATGAAGAAGCTGGCTTGTCAACTTAACCACTACATTCAAAACATCTGTGCATTGTGGGATATGGTACAGTGTATGGCTGAATACTTATCTAAGATGGGTGACACAGGTGCAGTCCAAGTAAACTATGCTAGAAACTCTGCTGTGTCTTCTGCTGACTTCTATCACCCTATCACAGAAGGTTATGATCTAGACCTCTACATGGACTCAACTACTGGTGTTGTAGCTGGTGAGTCTGATGATGGAAGAAGAAAGCAAACTGATCGTAAGTATCGTGTTTACATCAGATGGTGTGCTGATGGTACTACACTTAATCCAGCACAGGATAACACAATGGAGCTTGTGGTATATCACTCAGGAGAACAATATACTGAGGATCTTAGAAAGAACCGTGGAGTACACTGGCAGATGACTGGTATCTCAGATGGTGCTATGGAGATGTCTGATAGTATTATCGTTCCTGCTGGACAACATGTTAAGGTGAGAGTAGAGCCTGCTAACTCTTCCTCAGGTGTATTCCGTGTACACCAATTCAAGTTAGAGTACACTCCTGTCATGGATGCACAGGATACTCCTGAATGTCTTAAACTTACAGAACTTCCTAAGGATGACTGTAACTGTGAAGGAAAATAAAAAAGGGACCTTAATGGTCCTTTTCTTTTTATCTAAATCTACGGTGTCTCCAACGTTTATAGAGATTGTGATAGTTAGTCAATCCCAAGCACTCTTCTGTATATCTAGCTAGACCAGGCTCAGAGTTTAACACAACATATAGCATGTTCTGCCTATCTCTAATCTCCTTACGCTGTTTACGCATCCTAGTTTGGAAGGTTCTTGTGCTTATCTTGATCTTTTTACCTAATTCATTGTAGACTTTTTCTAATCTGATATACTCATCAGAAGCTTCTTTAGGTGTCATCTCTTTGACACTCTCCATCAATGTACTCATAGTACCATAGCTCCTCTCCTGAACTCTTTATTAATACATACATATCTCCTTGAGTCAACTTAACAAACCGATCAGAGCCTACCCATTTAGCTATTTTATCTTGTCTATTTCTGAAGCCAGTTATCACTTCATCAAAGTAACAAGTTCCTAACTCATCTATCATCTTTATGTGATATTGTTTTATTCTCTTTCCAGTAGTCATACATACTCCTTGATATTACTATAGAGCTTAACTGCTTCTTGAGTGTAGTAGCTTTTCTTTTAGGACATGTAGAACTCTCACTGAGGTTCCAACTTATAAGCATATTAGCTACATCATTAGGAGTAATAATACGTTCTTTTGGTGTGATAAACGGTTGGTCAATATACCAATCCATTATATTATCTACAAATTCAGCATAATCATCTATGTAGAATCTCTTATTCCCTGTGACCTTAAGATAGTGTCTCTTAACTGGTTTAGGAACTTTTCTAATAAGATCAATCTTTATATGAAGCTCATTAATATAAGAGAAGTCTGTAGCTAGATGAAAGTTAGTGAACATACCAGTACCAAAGACCTTCACATCAGCGTAATAATTACAGATATCATTACATGACCACTCATAGAATAGATCCTGTGGGAGCTTATCAATGAAGTCACAGCATGAAGACATAAAGTAGTCATGCCTAGACATACCTGTAGTAAAAGCTGACTGCACAGGGGATACATAGTTACACCTAATCTTTGTACCCTTCTTTCTCAGCTTGTCAGCAACTACCTTAAGCTCTTTCACAGTAATGATACCATCAGGATTAGTACACTGTCTCACAAGCCTCTCATCACCTATAATACGGTATACAAAGGCTGTAAGTAGTTTATCCCTCACAGGGTATCTAGCTGTGTTAAGAGTACGTATCATTGTCTGAGACATATCATCAAGATACTTTAGATTATTAGGTAATGACTTTCTAGCTAGGTCATTAACCTCTTTCTTTCTACTGTGTCTATACTCAAAAGCATCTCTACGTTTAAGTAGGTACAGTTTAAAGTTTGAAATTAAGTTATCACTCATAAGTAAACTCCCTTACAGCAGGCATGGATAGATGAAAGTAAAAAATGTATATATATATAGGAGACCATTTAGGACGTTATCAATGGAAGTGACTGTCCATGCCTGTTATAAAGGAGTTAAACTCCTTTTGTATAGAATTAGAGAGAACCCCTCTAAGAGCACAGTGTGTAATTAGGAATCATGAAAAGGTTAAAAGTAATCATAAAAATAGTAAGGAATGTGAGTAGATGCTTCACACTGTGCTTTCAGAAGGGGCAACTAAGTTGCACCCTAAGAGTGGCTAATCCCACTCATCATCTTCTACGTTTACATCATCAGATACAGATGAATTATCTTCATCATCTTCTTCTGAAACTGAGAAGATTTTAGTAACTCGCCACTGACGCTTGTCATTGTAAGGGTCAGTCTCTTCAAGAGTGATACCAATAAACTTACCTGTGAAGTCATCAGTGTCAAGTTCTCCATCAGGATCAAGACCACAAGCTACAGCAAGGCTATATAGGTCACGATATCCCCACTGATTATCACGTACAAAGTGTGTGAAGAGTGCAGGAGCACCTTTACCAAAGTTACCACGAAGTTTAAACTCATAGTGAGCCAATCCTGAACTCTTACTAGTACCAGCCTTAACTTCTGTGATTTCTACTTCATAGTTACCATCATTATAGATATAGTCATCACTGGCTTTTTCAGCAGTAAATGTGATTTTTGACATTATTCTTCTCCCTCAGCCTTTTTATTTTTAGCTTGTGTAGAACCATCTGTAAGTCCTACAAGTTCATCCCAAGTTGGGTTGATAATTGTGTCAGGAATTGTTAGTCCTGGCTTACGAGTAACTTTAAGATTGTACACAGGGTTTCCTGCTAATCGTACTTGATAGAAGTCCTTAACTTTTTTGTTACCCTTAACAATCTTAGACTTAGTGATACGCTCAGTGTGCCCTAAGATACGAGATGATGCTGTCAAGTACTTAGACACACTCTCCATCAAGTTAGGGATGATCTGTGCAGGAACATTTTCATCAGTAACTTCTTCAACGTTTACTGATTTCTGTTGACAGATAACATATACATTCTTACCTGAATAAGATAATCGTACAAGCGTATCAATAAATGCACGAAGGATAATAGATGCTTCACCATACAGATTAAGTGACATCTGTTTAGCATTTTTCTTAGCCATTAAATCCTTGTACAAAAGCTCTTGAACATTAGTGAAGTGGTCAATAGCAATAGAGTCAAAGTCATTAGCTAAATTGATAGCTTCTTCTACATCTGCCCAAGTATAACATTCTGCCACTGAAAAGCGATCTTCAGGTGTCACAGAAGCCAATCCACGGTCTGTGTCAATAACAAGCACTTCTCCTGGTAGAGAGTTAATAAAGGTAGTTTTACCACTTCCAGGCTCACCATACAGTGTAGTCAAAGTGTGTAATTTAATTTTGTTTAACTTTTTAAGTTCCATTATTTCTCCTTACTTACCTGTACTTCCATAACCACCACGGTCTTCATTACCAAGATGATGTACCTCAGTGAATGTTAATTCAGGCTGATTTTCTATTAGACGAAACTGACACAATCGCTGACCTCCTGTGATAACTCCATCTCTTACAGCATAGAACTTAGCTCCCCAATAGTCATTATCTCCATTGTAAGAGTTATCAATCACTCCTACTCCATTAGTTAAGATAAGACCTGTATGTTGAAATGTACTTGAACGTGGAGCCAAGTGAGCTTCATACCCAAGGGGTAACTCCATTGCAACTCCAAAGTTCACAGTGACAGTATCACCTTTTTTATACTCCAAACTATAGGGACAAGCTAGGTCAATCCAATCACCTTTTGAGAGTGTTTCAATTCGAGGTACACTCTCATCTAGGTATTTAATTTTAATATCAAGCATATTCTTCCTCAAACTCAATTATTTTATTGACAATCTGTTTCATGTTGCTCACACATTGCTTATATAAAAGGTCATCCACTACTGTTAATGAAGCCTGTGTCATGAATAAAACTTGTAGTGCTGACATATCAGGTAGGTCACTAACATCAAACACATAAGGGTCTCTTTGTGTCACAGGAGGATATTCTAATGAAGAGGCTTTATCAAGAAATACTAAAGCCTTATTAAGATCCTCTAGACCATTCTTGTACTTGTATCTCCACACATACTTGACAGCAGAAGCAATCAAAGGGTCAAGCTCTGCTCTAAGCCAAAAGTCCCAACATTCAATTCCATTAGATGTGTACCTCTTAGGGTTTGTTAATTCTTCTGAAAGGGTCAAAACGCTCTCCAATCTGTTTAAATATAGCTCCTATGATGATGAATATGAATATCCATAAGATAATCCACCATACTCCTCCAAAGAGCATACCAATTAGCAATATAGAGGATAAGATTAAGTAAAATACTAAGAGAGTAGCCAATAAGAATGATAGACAACACAGTAGATAAAATAGTAATGCCAACATCTAACCTCCAAAGATAAAGAATTTCAAGAAACCAAGAATTACAAACCCTGAGATAATCAGGATGCTTAGTAAGAATAAACCTAAGGAGATAATGAGACAACCTAAGTTAATTTCCATAAGTTTTCCTAGCATTACATGTCCTTCAACTTAGTCTTCAACTCAAGAAGCTCTTTCTCTTTTGTTAAAAGTTCAACATATTTCAAGGCAGATAAGCTAACAAATTTTACTCCATCCATACCTTCAATAAATGACTCTTGCTTATAAGCTAAAAGTGTTAGATATTTATCTTGAGTGTCCTGATAGTCATTCCTAGCTTTGCGTAGTGCTTCTGTAAGAAATTCATTGTGACTTTCAATATCTTTCTCATACTTCTTAAACTGCATATAGTAGATTGCATAAGAAAGTAAGCTTGAAATAATACCTATTACTAGGTAAACACCAAATTGATCTTTCATCCTATACCTTTCTATAGTGAATAGCTGTAAAGCCATCTCCCTTAAAAGTTACAATTATGTTCTCAGGCTTTCTATACTCATCCATATCAGTGAAGTAAGTATCTCCTGAGTAGTCTCCTTCAATCATACTGACTATGAACTCTTCACAGTAGGGAATGAACTGCTTATACACAGATGCCCCACCAATAATCCACAAGTCTTTGTCACTGTGCTCATAGAAGTCAAGGATTTCTTCTACATTGTTAGCAATATAGACTTCTTCCTCATCATAACCTTCAATCTCATCCTTGTGTGTAAGAACAATATTGATCCTGTTTTTTAGAGGTCTTTGCCCTATAGACTTCCATGTAGTGTGTCCCATGACAACTATACCACCAGTAGTCTGATTTCTAAAGTAGTTTAGATCAGCCCCATTGTGCCAAGGGAGACTTCCCTCAGCACCTATGAGACCATCTTTAGCTTCAGCCCAAATTAACTTAATCATTATGCTTCAATAAGGAAAGCAGGGTGATTGAATTGAGGGAAGCGTTCTTCAATTTCAGAAAGTGTGAACTTACCAATACGGTCAGTACCATGACCATAAACATCAGCTTCTTCAGTGAAGCCTGAAAGTTGTCCATCAGCATTGATAGCAATGTAAGGAGCTTTTACGTTACGCTCTTTCTTACCAATGTAGATGATGTAGCGTTGTTCTGCTACAGCAGATGCAGGTACTAAAGTTTCAACTGTAGTAGTTTCAATACCTAGTGTGTCTGCTAGTGCTTGCACTAGTTGGTTGAATTGTTTGTTATCCATAATGATAACCTCCTTAGAAAATATTGATTGTGTAATAACGCATTTCTAGGTTATTACATAGAATAGTTTAACAAATTTAGGTTAGCCTGTCAACCCTTTTTTGAAGATTTTTCGAAATTTTTTTCAATAAAATCATCAAGGTCTTCTAGCATGTCCCCAATAAATACATAGTAAAGGTAGTCATAAGCGTCAGGCTGTCTATCTACAGGTCTATATAGACGATAATTGGGATTAGCTTCAATGATATCAACAGTTTCTACAAACTGATTGAAGAACTCATCCGCACGATATTTATTGAAGATGTAAGTCTTGTGTGACACAATCTTTTTAGAGCGTAGGTTAATAGCAGGATTAACAAAGGCAAACTTAAAGTCTCTTACCTTATACCCAAGCTTATCATACACATACATGTACATGTTAGCCTGTAGTCCATACTTATACTTCTCTTCCTTTGGGGCTAGTGATACTGTCTTATAGTCCACAAGGGTTACTGTTCCATCATCATTCTGAATGACTGCATCCACAATCCCTGTGAATTGATGACCATTAGGTAGGTCAAAGTACACCTGATTTTCTGTCTCAATGATTTTAGAGGCATCAATCATGTAGTCATCAGCAAAGTAACGCTCTAGCCCTAGTAGTCCACAGGTTACAGCCTCTTCTACATAGTCTTTATCCTTAATCTCTTCAAGGACTTTTGGTTTAAGCTCATCAAGACTTAGTTTACCCTTGTGCTTACCTAAAATCTCCATACCTAAGTGAAAGATAGTCCCACGATCCATGTACTTAGTACGCTCAGGGTCTCTAATTTCTTTGTATCCTGCAATATACTTACACCAATGTCTCCAAGGACAATCCAGGAAAGTATTCACACGACTGATACTATATGTTGTCATTATCCACCTCTTCCAGTTCCATTATCAATGTAGTAGATTAAGTCTTTAAACCTCATTGTTAAAGAATGTTCCATACTTTTAGCCCTAACAGCCTCTTCAGTAAGCGCTTTATCCACCTGTGCAATCTTAAGATTAAGTTTTGCATTTTCAATTCTTAAGTTCTTAATTTCTTTCTCTGTATGACTAACATACATCACTAATGAGATGATTATAGCTAATCCACAAAGTACATAAGCACCTAATTTACTTAACTTTCCAGGATCTTTTGTGAATAGCTTTGAAAATCTCAAATTCATTCTTTTCATTAATCAATTCCTTATCCTCTAGCTCCTTCAAAATCTCAGAAGCTTTCTTATACTTGTATTTCTGTAATATTTCAGCCACAGCCAAGCTGACAGTGGAAGTACTATCAATTATCAGTGGTCTAAAGTCAGTCTTCAGGACATCACCAAGCATCTTCATATACTTAGGGGAAGGATATACTTTATCATTCTCCCATCTCCAAACATTAGTCACAGCGGTACCCATAACAGAAGCAAGCTCCTCTTGAGTGTATCCAAATAGTTGTCTTCTTTCTTTTAATGCATCAGCGAACTCGGTCAATGATCTTAAACCCTCTTTCTTTAGAAATATATACAGGCTCCTTAGTCATGCTCTCCATAACAATGTATTGAGAGTATTCAGGATACTGCTTAAGTAATTCAGTTTTTGAGTTACATTTAACAGAAAATCTGTTGAACTCAATAGACCAACCAATAGTACCATCATCATACTTACACAAGTAATGACCACTAGGAAGCTTCACCACATAGGAACTGTTAGTATACTCTACTTCCCACTTCTGTGCAAGTACAGCCTTACACATACGCACAAAGGATTGTCCATACTGTTCACGATCCATACCTTCTGTGATCTTATAGCGATCTTCCATTACTGAATCATACTTACCATAGTATAAGATATTGATTAAGCCAACATTTCTCATGCTACGGAACTCATCACCAAAGGATAGCTTTTTAAGATACTTATCCTCCATAGGAGTTACCTTAACAACTTCCTCCTTGTTATACTCCACAGTATACTCTAGGCTATCAATCCTATTCTTTAAACACTCATCAAAAGTACTCTTCTTTTTATACTTATCCAGCCTATCCATGATACGATCATAGATATCCTTGCGAATTGTTTCTCCCTCAATAGCTCGTTGAAGGGTTCTATAGGAGATTTCCAACTCTTCCATTAGCTTCAATTTAGTCTTTGTTTCTAATTGTTCTTTTAAAAGATCCTTTAATTCCATATATTTTCTCCTGAGGATGGTTATTTTCCATCCTCTTTTAATTGATCTGTTAGACAAGCACTACAGGGTGTCACTTCATAACCAAGGAACATAGCTAGTACCTGATTAGTCACACGTGACTGCTCTAGAAAGGCTGTCTTAACATCTTCATTACTTAAATCAACTTGCCAAGCTTCAAAAGCTGTGATAGTAGCCACAAGTACATGTTTCAATAAACACCACAGGTCAGGGTTTCCATCTGCTGTAGCCTGTGCCTTTAACAGCTTCATAGCATCTCGTCTTTGCTTAGTCACTGTGTCCAATAACAGTATAGTATCTGCAATTTTAACATCAGTATCTACAACTGAGATTTTTTCTTCTTCAGTTTGTACATCAGGATTGTCTTTGAAATACCAAAACTTATTTTGATCCTCATACTTACGAATTAAAATCTCTAAATGATACTCACTAGCACCTAAGTGCATAATGTTAGTGACGATATCTTCTGTGATACCTACTGAACTATTTTTATTTACCATATCAACCTCAAAATGTGTTTCCTGCTACAAGCATGTAGCGAATAAAGTATGTGTTTTTTGTCTTTCTGTGCATCTCATGCCAAAAATCAAATGCCTTAGTATAGCTATCAAATGAGTGAGTCTTAACAAGTTGTCCATTAAAGTACTCATTAACTTTATAGCTATTCACAGTATCCATTATTAATCACCTCCATAATCTCTTCCTGAACCTTCTTTGGTACAGGTTTATCAGTAGGGAAGTATGGATAGAAAACTGTATGAATCTCCTTCTTATGAGGATCATCAAAGTATATATGTCTAAAGCAATACTTGTGTGACATATAATCCACAACTGTGTGACTAGGACCACTTAGCCTACGATACATATAGTCAATCTCTTCAGGAAGAGAGTGTTTAAGTGTGAATATACTATCAAATGATTGTAACTCAGGAATACACTCTCTATAATGAGACTTCATATAACGAATACCCTCATAAAAGCTATTCAACACATAGACGTTACCCTTCACACAGATTGTGAATAAGTCTTCCCAATCAGACTGTAGCTTAACATAGTCTAAGGGGTTAAGCATAAATGCTGTTCTATTTAATTGCCTTAATTTTTTATAATCCTCTAATTTATAAGCAGGTTTATCATAAAATTTCATCTACCCTCCCCACGCTTGGTGTACCTCCACATCTGCAATAATTGGTATTGGGATATCTATACCATCAATTATTGAAGGATGCTCCATCATCTCCTTAACTATTGGAACTACTTCCTCTACATAGTCATCTCTAATCTCAAATAAGATAGCATCATGAACAGAACCTAATACCTTACAGCGTTCATGGTCAATTATATCACTAAACACAATGTCTGACAATGCACTGATACACATGTCTGAAGCAAAGCCTTGAACACCTGAGTTTACAGACTGCCTTTCAGCCTGTCCTCTATTTGACCAGTTACTAGAGTTGATATCAGGAAGGAACCGTTTACGACCTATAGGAGACCATGTATGTCCATTCTTTCTTGCATATTCTTTGCACTCCTCATGCCAAGGAAGCAGTCTAGGATATGCTTCAAAGAAGTTGTTACGAAAGCCTTCAGACTGTTCTTCTGTGATATTAAGACCATAACCTTTAGCATAATCTACGAATGTTTTTGCACTCATTCCATATAAAAAACCAAAGTTCATTGATTTAGCTTCAGTACGTTTCCTCTTTTGCTCTTGCTTACTAAGGTTTGAAGTATCACCAAACAACAACTCAGTAGTCTTACTATGCAAGTCACTTCCTGAATTATAAGCATGTTGCATATTTGCATCTCCTGAAAACATAGATGCCACACGGAGTTCAACCTGACTGAAGTCACATTCAAGTATTTTCCATCCAGGTCTAGCTTCAATAAGATTTCTTACATTTTTATCCTGGGGAATCTGTTGCAAATTTGGGTTACTACATGTAGTCCGACCTGTCCTTGCTGTAATGTTGAAGCTAGGGTATATCCTATCATCAACCTGAATTTTTTCCCAAGACTTAATGAAAGTCTCTAACTTAGTCAACCGTCTATATTCCAATAAGTCATCCACTACAGGATTACCTATATAGTTTGCTAAGACATCACTACTCACTGAGGGTACACCTTTAGCTGTCTTTTCAATTACCTTAAGACCTACACCATAGCCAATAACCACAGGCTTGAAGTTGTGCTTGAGCTTAACATCTATACCATAGAGGTAGTTATTATCAGCTAGGTACTCTTCCTTGAATTGAGTAGCCTCTTTCCTTGTGTCAAACTCTCCTCTGACAATCTGTTCACCTGTGAATAGGTGCTCAATCACCTCATAAGTATTAGGTAATTTCTCACCTTTCTCCTTATACACAGGCTTACCCTTCTTACTATAAAGGACTGATGCTACCTGTACTGTAGAGTTCCAGTTGATATCTGCCACAGTGATAAGTCGTTCATAGTAGGGCATATACTCTTCTATAAGCTTCTTAGCAATCTCACCACGTCTAGGACTGATTGGTACTCCATTCTTTTCGACCTCATAGTAGGCTCTATATGCTCTCATCTCATGCTTATAGACCTTCACAAGATCATATAGGTTAAGTTTCTTCTTAAAGATCTTCATTAACTTAACAGGATAAAGAACATCATCAAGAGCATAACACATAAATGTATCAGTGATTTCACCCTTCTTAGCCTCAATTGCAATATCATAGTCAAGTAAGAAGTACTTCTTAACTAAAGTCTTAAGACCAAGCTCTTCCTCTCCACAAACGTGTGCAAGTACTAATGTATCAACCCAAAGATTAAGCTCAATCCCTGTCTTAACATAAAGAAATAGTAAGTCAAACTTTCCATTGTGTGTTACTAACTTAGCCTGCTTTAAGAAGGTAAGTAGTTTTAGTAAAAATTCCATGCTAGTATTTTGCCAGTCAAAGAATTTACGCTTATATTTTCCAGTAGTTAAATCTGTGTAGCCTATTTGTATAGAGGTTATATCATCTCTAAACCTGTCAAGTCCAGTGGTTTCAATATCAAGACACACAGGCTTGCTTAAATCAATACTCTTCTTCATAATCTTTAAATCCAATCTCAAATGACCTAGCCATGTATATTAACCTGTCCATGTTCTTTCTAATTTGTCTCTCGGTTATTGACTGTGTGACCTTATCACCACTAATTGATCTACATCCATGAAACAACTCAGGTATATCTACATACTCAAAGTCAAGGAAGTCAGTATTAACAAACTCTTCAATAAGTTTCCCTGAGTTTGTGTCCATTTTACCATAGTATTCATCATGCCAATAATGTACCAACCAACACAGCTCTTCCCTTGTGAATATATCAATCATTTTTGACAAGGTTATTATGTTAGGTAGCTTACCTAGCTTCATTCGTCTAAGGCATGTAGAAGCATCACTATACATACCTATCTGTTTGAGGTAGTAAGAGAGTGTAATCACATTTTGAAGTAAGTAATCATATATTTTAAAGATAACTCTACCTTCAACTGTGTTCATGTTGTCTAAACAAAATTCTCTAGCCCACTTAGGTATAGGTTTTCTAACACTCCTCGTCATCTCCAATATACCTCCATTCACTACCTACTCTGATATAATAATCAGGATCATGCTTAGTTTCATAGTCACCATACCACTCTCTAGGAGGTGTTGATAACCAGTCATCATAATCTTGTTTAAACATGTTTATCCTTCTTTTCTAGCTCTTCTATCAAGTATTTCTCCCTTGCCAAAGCCATATTATAGAGGTCTAGTGATTGTGCCATCATTCGATTTTGTGACTTAATGACTGACTTAGCTTTCTTCAGCTCCCTATTAGACACAAAGGCTATATGGATAGCCCACACAAAGCCGATAAACCATACTCCAATGAATATGTATAAAATAAAATTTTGTAAATCTAGCATATTAATCTCCAAAAATATAGATTAATCCCATAAGGTACATTAAAAATTCCAAACCATACCATACTATTGAGAATATCAGTGGAAGAATACCACTAGGTAAGCTAAGTAATACTACATAGGTAATTAAAACTACCCCTGAATAGATAAAACTTAGTACTAATGACATAAAAATTTTATCTCTATATATACTAATAAATTTTAGCATCACTCTACCTCCTCAACATTAAATCCTGGGCAACTAAACATCCATTCAAAGCCAGCATTTACAAGATCTTCCTTTGTGTGGTATAAACGTGTTGTGCTAGATTCTTGATTAAAGCCAAAATACCATTTTCCAGTAACCATATCAAATTTAAAACTTTCTGAGCCTTTTTGAACGTTTTTAAATTTGATAATATACTTCTTTTCATTAACCTTATAACCAAATAACCAAGCTATAGCAAAAGTATTACTTTCTTTTCTACACCATTTAACACATTTTCTAGTATCCCCCTTAAATCCTTCACTCAATGACATCCCAAAATCATCTACTGGATCAAGACATCCTATTGCTTGTCAGGATTGTACACGTCAAAGTCAAAGCTAGTTTGAAATTTTACTTCTTCAGGTAAAGTAAACTTAACTTTGTCACCTTCATTGATAGCCATGTTATCATCAAAGTGAATATTTTTATATTCCACAGTGAATGGCTGGTATTTTCCATTACCATTTGATTGATCCACTACTACCTCAGGATTAGTAACTGTGATTTCAGTACCTTCTTTTGTGATAGTCATAGGAGCCTTTGTAGTGCTCTCTGTTGCATTTTCAGGAGCAGTGGTGTTATTCTCCACAGCAGTAGTTGAAACTAATTCTGAGGCTTCTGGTGAGCTTACAGGGCTATCCTGAGAGTCAGCTTTAACATTGTTAGCAATAGCAAGTGTAGCAAGTGTAGCTACAGCCAATAGAGTTGTTTTATTTTTCATCTTCATTATTTCCTTTTTTAAGTTTTACTAATTTCTTAGGTTCTTCAGCATAAGCTGTTTCATCCCTACGCTTATAGGCTTTACAGCCCATGTTATCATCAACCACAAGGTCATAAACATCTCCTGACTTATGATTTCTAAAGAATGTAGTCATCCTACTTGAGTTATTAGAGGTTCGCTGTAAGAGTATCATAGACTCATACCAACCTTCAATGAAGGCTGAACCATACATATCTGAGGTTTGGATTTTAGTACCTCTCTCTAACTTCCTTGAGTGGTGTACTACCATCACAGAACAGCCAGTATCATTTCTCAGATCAGTTAGCATTTCTAACCTCTGAACAATGTCTTGGTGACGGTTGATATCTCCTGAACCAAAGAGTAAGTACATAGGGTCAATGATTAAGAGCTTAATTCCTAGAGCATTAATATCATCCTTTAGCTTGTAAATCTGATCCATTGTGATATTGTCATCCACAAAGTAGATAGGCAAGTCAGTCTCTCCTGTGATTGAGTAGATCTTATGCTGTTCCATTGAGAGATTGTTTTCTCCCTGAAGGATTAATACAGCTCCTTGCTTGACCTCTCTACCATCAAAAGGTCTACCTGTAGCAACTGCACAGGCTAGATTGAGAGTAAAAGTAGATTTAAAGCTCTTTGAAGGAGCTCCAATAACACCTACTGAACTATTCTCCCAAAAGTCTTCAACTAACCAAAAATCTGTAGGGTCAAAAGGTTCAATCTCATCAACCTTCTTGATTGACACAGTACGCTTAACCTTAGACTTACCCTTATCTTTCAGTTTTGTGATTTCTGTACTACCATGTTGAACCTTTGAAGTAAGAATAGGTTTCTCATCAAGTATCTTTTCCTCTTCCTTCTCCTGGGCTTCCATTTTGGCGAATACCCTGTGAACCTCTTTGTCAACGTTTGATTCATTAAACTTAGCCATTGATCTAGGAGCATTTAAGAGAACAAACTTGACTTCTTCCTTACTTGCACCTTCAATAATCATCTTACGTTCAACATTCCAAGCCCATTCAGAACGGTCAGTACCTAAAATCTGACGAAACTCAGGACCAATACTATATTCTTGTATTAGATCTTCAAGGCCATAGTACTTATCTTCAATAGGCTCATTCTCAATTTCTGTGATAGTACGAATATCTACATCTTTGAGATGCTTGATAATGTCACGCTTACGATAGACTGTACCTTCACCTTGCATACCTGATACATTGAAGGTACTAGCATACTTGTGATTACGTGTTCCTGGGATTCTGAAGTAGTGTACTATGTCATTACCACAAGGATCAAAACCATACTTAGCCACAAGCTTACGATTGATTATTTCTTGTTCCTGAGGTGTAACAGGATTATCTAGGATCCAAACTCCTTGAAACTTCCCTGGGCTTGTTTCCCAATAGTATGAAGGGGGAAGATCCTTAGGAATAGGAGCTCCATCAATATCCTGTGCAATGATATAACTATCTTGTGCATTAGGTTTGATTCGCTTACCATCTTTCACAGGTGTGAAGCAGATGTACAGATCAAACTTATCTCTTAGAGCCTTAACCTGTGACCCTAGCAATTTCAAAGGAAACTTGGCTTCTTCAAAATCTCGATTAAACCTTGCTTCCTCATGTTTTCGATTGTAAAATTTCTTGTTAATTCCTACGTGAACTACTCCATCTTCAGGAAAGTTACGCTTTAACAATGTCATAAATTTAGAGGACACTTGACCAACTCCACCCCTCTCTTATCAATTCTCGCTCATAAGCTCTATCATTAGGGCTTTGATAGATACCGAATAGCTCATTATAAATATCTCTGACAAACTCCCAACCCTTAACCTTAAACTTCCATAATGAGTCCATCACACGTTTTACATAACGTTTAAGGCTTTTGTTAAAAGACTTTGAAATTCTTCTTTGATAGCTATTAGGTTTTTTAAAATTGTACATTAAGTGCTCAAAAACTTGTTCAGAATTTTCAGCTTCCTTATCATTCAAAATCAAGTCATTCACAAGGACTGTACGACCTCTTGTATTAGCTTTAACGATTGTGATTAATCCTAAAGTATGTAGGGTGTTGAGATGTTTAGCAAAGGCTTTCTTACAAGCAATTCCAAGGTGAGGCATAATCTCTTTGTTATTGAAGGTGTACTCATTAGCTCCATGATTAGCAACCACAAGTGAGTAAAAGAATGATAATACCATTAAAGTATAACTATCTAGTCTATACTGCTCAATCCATTCAGTTTGCACTGTGATAAATGGTTTTTCAGGAGTTGATTGACTCATTAATTCATTGTAAAGTGTAGCCTTAACAGTCCAATCACGTTTAGCCCAATAACCATCTTCATTCCAACCATACTTAGCTTTATTACGATTAAGTAGTCCCATATTCTCAAGGATAACTCCGTACTCATGCACAGAATAATTAGATAGACCTAAATGCTTCTCAAACCACTCATTGCTTACTGAGATATTAGCCACAGGCTTACCCTCAGCCATACTAGCCATGCAAGAATAGAATAACACAAGACCTGGACGATCCATATATTGGTTCAATTCTGTGGGGATTTTAATATACATGTAATTCCTCATTTCTACGATTTATGGTATAACTAGGTTATCACTTTATCTCTCAAATGTCAAGAGGTTTTTGAAAAAATCTCAAATTATTTATTAGAGGCAAGCACTATCCTATATAAGATAACTACTTAATACTATAGTCTTATAGATTATAAGTAAGTATCTTATATGATATAGTTGATACCTCTAATAAATCTTAAAGAAATTTTTAAAAAGTGTTGACAACTAACCTATAGTGTGATATACTCATAGTACATGTATTTCCTTGAGTTCTAACAAATTCGTTAGAGCTCTTTTTTTGTTTACAATTCCCCATAGTTAAGGATATATCGAAATTGACTTAGTGAGTAGCAGGTATATCCTTTTTGGTATGCTTCATGCAGTAATTCAATACCTTCATCAAAGTTTTTAAATGTAGGATGATAGTAAGTGTTGAATATTGATTGTGCTTGCGCTTGTAAACTAGGCATTAATACCTGAATTAGCTTTTCCACAGTTTGATTTTTCTCAGCAAGAGCTTTACGCTTTTTACCCTTAACAGGTTTTGTCATTCCATAATAACTGTTTGCATAGGTTGTAACCTTAGGAATAGGTTTAGCTGTGTATTTCCATGAGCTAGTATCTTGTGATTCTAACCACACAAGGAATTGATACAGCCCTTCAAGATTCTTTTCATAAGAAGCCATTGAGATGAACTCAGTACGTTTATGCTCATTCATATAACTTGCTGAGAGGTTTACAATAGGTTTGTTTAGATATGGACCTAACGTAGCTACATCTGTGTAGGATCCTGTAGCTAGTTTGTAGTATTTTGATAATTCCTCATAAATATTAGGAATTGATTCATGGTCATAATTGTAAAATACCATCTCATTCCAATATCCTTCATGGAAACCTCGGTCAACTTGGATGAGCATAGAAGCCTCTGAGAACTCTTCTAAGAGCTTTTCTTCAACAGCCTTCTTAGACCCTTGACAGCCTACTTCCTCGTCCGTAGTGAAGAGAATATGAGGTCTGAAGCCCATATCAAGGATATCAAGGATAGTTTTAACCCCACAGCGATCATCAGCACCTAAACAAGCAAGCTTAGGGTTAGCCATAGGATGTAGCATGATAATATCATTGTAAAAGATGATATCGCCCAATTTAGGAGCACCCTGAGGCAATTCTGTGGATAATCTAGCTGAGTAAGTAGTTTCATTAGCATTATGGTGCGTGTTGATTGTGTCAAGGTGAGCAACTAACACAGGAGCATTAGGATTTTCACTAATTCCTTGGATAACATATCCATAGTCAATAACCTTATAGTTATAGTCATTAACTAGCCAATCAAACAATTTGTCACCTAGTTCATTTTGTGTCAAAGTCAATAATTCTTTAAAAGTTTTCATTTTGTTCTCCTTATTTAATAACTTCATAGTATTTGGTTTGTAGTTTATTTAGTGTTTCTTCATCTAATTCACTAATGATATCTCTATAATTCTTTGAACTATCAACATCATCTTTTTTGAAGTGAACACTTGATAAAATATCATCAGTTCCCAGAGTGGTATAGCTGTTTTCTTGGCTCATGTTACACCACAAACGCATAAAACGATCACCCTCACGATTGTAAAATCTACCTTCAGGGATATAAGCACCTTCAATTTCTTTAAAATCATCAATTTTCTTGTCAAACAGCAAGCAATACAACACAGTAGTAAACTCATAAGCTGTTTTATTCTTTTCCGTTGCAATATTGCTATAAGCTCCTGCATGTGCAATATCTCCTGCTTCATTCATGTAAAAATATGAACGATAAAGGTTTCTTAGAATAGGCTTTTTAGAGTGTTTAGTATAACCTGCACTGTAAACTTTCAAAAAGTTAAAGCCTAGATAATCCATAGCAAAATGTGAGTCCTGACCTGCTCCTTCATACTTGTGACAACTTCCTACAAATGCCCAAGGGTCCACAAGGGTTGGAATTTTAAAATCTTTAGTGTCCACAAGGAATAAGGTAGTATTTTCAATGTTTGTACCATTACGATCAAACCCTCGTGAGTAGTAGTCATTAAAATAGTCTTTTACTTCACCAAAATATTGTAATTCTTTGTTAGTTGGTTTAAATCCTTGTTTTGAGAGCTGTTTTGATAATTTAGGAGTATAGAGACCTTCAGCAAGTTTAAATCCTTTGAAATACTCCTCCACCATGCTTTTATAAGTAAATTTTTTGAGATTAGGGTTGAATTTCAGGTAAGCTTCCTTGTGAGTTTCCCAGAACTTGTCTGATTGTTTTTGATTAAACTCAACTAATAACTCAGTAACATCAAATTTGTCAATATATCCCTTGTAAATCTTTTTGATTTTAGAGTATAGCTTAAATGGTACATATTCCATATTCTCATTGTAAAGCTTAGACCTTAATTCAATATAAGTGATAGCCTTACTTTGAGGCTCTTTAGTTTCAATACGTTTCAGTGATTTTTCAATAAACTTATTAATTGCTTGCTTGTGATTATTCACAAATGCTTCAGGATCTTGAAAAATAATAAGTTCTTTATCAAGACTAGCTAAAATTAAAGGTAAGGGATTTACAAAGTAACCATCTTTATCAATATTTACAGTTAAGTAGTAATCCTGATATTTAATTAGGTTATCTGTGTTAAGTACACCTAGACAAGACCCTTTAAAATTTTCTTGGATAAACTCAGCACGTTTGCGAACATGCTTAATTTCACGATATTCTTTAGTAAGATCATTCAGATATTCCATTTTATCCAGTACAGCTTCAACAAGTGTTAAGCTCACCTCAAGCTCTTTTTCATTATTGGCAATACTTAGTAACTCATTTTGTAATTCCTCTTTTAAGTTACCAATTCTTTCTTTTAATTCATCTGATAAATTTTCAAATTTCATTATTTTCTCCTCAACAGTATTTACTTAGTGATCGAACACCAACCATTTCTCCCTCAAGGAAGAATTTTCGACCTGTGATATAAATATCTTTATAACCTCTCTGCTTCAAACATTCAGCAGTGATTTTACTTACTACGATTAATGAGTAGTTTCTTTGTAATTCCTTCATTTTCTCATCTGAAATGTCACAAGAAAAATTAATAGTATCTAATGGTGCACCTTCACAATGCCCAATATTTTTAAATGTGATTGAAGCTCGAATAGGCTCTTCATATTCACAAGGTTTGATAACCTCAATGATAGTACCATTATGATCTACAATCATGATATCATGACCTGTTAAATTTGCAATTTCTCTCATGCAATACCTCGTTTCTTTAATTCTCGCTTGTATTCTTGCTCTTCTGAGATCATTTTAAAGCTTAAAATCATAAATGCTAAACAGTAAGCCCACAAGTACAATGAAAGGCTATAGTCAACATGGAAGCTCATGTATAATAATGTGATAATGTGATAATACCACACGAAAAGTCGTTTAATGTTAATTTTGCGTTTTTTGTTTTTCATTTTGTTTCTCCTTCATAACATGTATATAAAAATTGGTGTATTATCAATGGTTCATAATACTTTCTATGATATCCTATAAAGTACCAGCATCTATCTGATAGTAGAACTCTTAAATTAGTATCTTTAATTCTTTCAACACATAAAAAACTATTGTGTTGTCTCATTTTTCTATTTATTAATATTGCTTTAGGTTCATCACTATCACTATTTATAATGAAGAGTATATCTCCTTTTTTATATTTTAGCCCAGCAACCCTAAAATCCTTTGTAACTCTAAAAAATCCTGTATTAGTAGTATATATAGCATACCTTAAAAGTAAATTTTTCAATTCTTCCATGCTATATAATTTTAATAAATTATCACTCATAACCTTCACCAAAATAAAGAAAACTAGATAAGTTTTTTTCATTAAAATCTTCAAAAAACTTTTTATGATAGCCCCTTAAATGCCAACCTTTCATACCTTCAGACATAGCTTTATTAGTAAATAAATTCCCATTATGCCCCTTTTTAATCCAATTACCTGTTAATTCAAATAAATCAAATGAACTTCTACTAATATAACAAGCATAAATGTTATCCTTTTCAAACCATAGTCCATCATACTCAACAGGTACTACACACTTAACTATTTTTAATTTATCAGCTTTATAATAACAACTTTCAAAAATATATTCAGTGTTTCCACTTTTCAATAATCTATAATTTTTCAAAAATAACTTTATATCAGTCATCAACTTTATCTCCTTTATATAGAAAGTTACAGGAAGCTCCAAAAGGGGCTGTTTTAAATTGTTGTTTAAAATCATCTACCCTTATTCGCCAACAGGTGAAACCTTGATTCCGTGTTCTAGTAGAAATATCCATTTTGTGACCTTGCATTGTTCGCTCAAGGTTAACTATAGTGACTATAGTATCACCTGTATGAGTGCTAACAAAAGGTTTACTTACAATATAAGCTCCTATATCTATATGCTTAAAATCATACTCTATGGGCTCTGTTAAATAAAGTACCTTATCAATTTTAAAGTCAGGCTCTAACTCTTTAAACAGCTTTAACCTTCTTAAATTTTCTTTATAATCAAACATCACCAAATTTCCCCCACTTTAAAATGTATCCACTCATTAAATTCCACAGTATAGGCTCTCAGTGTTTTAAATTGTGAGTCCCACACTTCCACAAAGCAGTCATCATCTACCATATATTTACATGTGATCTGACTATCTTTTAAACCTTGTGTATTTACTCCTGAATTTTCATTATTCTCCTGGATTGTCTCAATACGCTCCTGAAGGCTCTTTATTTGCTTCTGATTGTCTTTTGTGACGACCACAAGGGAAATACAAGCAAAGAGCAAAATAGCTGTTAGAACGGCTGATACAACCTTATAAATAGTTTCCATTTTTAAATCTTTATAGTTCACTTTAATTTTCATTTTAGTTTTCTCCTTTGATTAGTTTTTCAATTAGTTTTGCTGTTTCCCTCTTATCAGTGGTACTATAAAATTTTCCTTTATGGTAAAATCCTTCATAAATATCCCAAAAGTGATGATTAAGCGTAAAGGTCAATTCTGAGAAAATTTGGTAAACGTTCTCAGTCTTATCTAGTGTGATAACAGCTTCTTTAGTACCTCCCACAAGGTAGATACAAGCTTTTTTCTTATACACAATCAGTTTTAACATTTTTTATTTTCCTCTCACATGTTATTTAGTCTTAGTGATAATCTCACCTGTTCCAAAGTCAGCGGTTAATTCAAAGCTACCTGTAGAAGGGCGGAACCGTGCATAATAAGGCAATCCCATAAGGTTAAAAACCTTACAAATTCCATCACGGTCTGATTTAGATTGTCCATAAAAGTATTTCACAATGAGTTTTTTATTAAGGTCACGTCCTACGTGTAAAATCAATGTACCCCAATGAGAAAGAAAAAGTTCATTAGTCTCTTTCTTGTAAATAATCTCCCATTGGCTTTCTAGTGGTCCCATATAACCATAATCATGCATACGACCATTTTTATTTGCATAACCATTAATAAGGGCTTTATTGTAAAGTTTTTCAAGTTGTTTACTCATTTTAATTCTCCTTTATTATAACCAGGAAGGGGAAAATCCCCAACCTTTAAAATTCATTGATTGTGATTGACTTTACTTTTAATTCTGCATTTTCTACTGAACCATAGAACGCATATCTTGTTAATTTTTGTACGTTTTCATCAAATTGTCCCTTAATGGTCACAATGTAAGGACCACACAAGAAAGTGATAACCTTTTCAGATACGGCTAAGTTATCCGTGAAAATGATCTTGTTATAAGTCTCTGTGAAATCATCCTCAATGAGATCCACAGTGTTATCCTTTAGAATAACTTCTTTATCTTTAGTATGAAATTTAAGCATTTCTATACTCTCCTTTGATTTTGAAATGTGTTTAGTGGTTTTTGGCTTGTCTCACTAGCTCTATGCTCCTTACCATAAGAAGGTAGTTACTAGATTATTGATAGCTCCGAGGTCACTATTCCTTGACCTTATGCCCCCTAACCCCTTGAAAGGTTAGAGAATAGCTTAACTATTAAGGGCTTATATTATCCAATTTGTTTATACCACTCTTCATCAGTCATTCTATGATAGCCTCTAGCTTCCATTTGATCCCTCATTTTTCGGATATCTCTTTGAAGCATATTCATTGAATGAATGTATTCCGCCTTGTGTAAACTCACTACAGTACTATGTGATTGTCCGTAAAAGTAAGTACCATTCTCATGGTCAATCATGATAAATAAGCGATATCCATATACTGACATCTTTGAAGCGAAAAGCTCAGCGTTTTTATATTCGAATTTGTAAGTCATATCTTGACTCTCCTTTGATTTTGATATCTTGGATAAGTCTTTAATAACCTATCCTTTACATTATCTATTATACAGTAATGTAATTTATTTGTCAAGTGTTTTTGTAAAGTTTTTATAAATTATTTTAATTTATTTTAGGCTTTACGTTTCACCTTAACTATGTATCTATTATAGCATTATGTAGGTTTATTGTCAATAGAAAATGTAAATAAAATATAATTTATTTTAATTTATTTTTAGTTTATCAGACCTTTTCTATATACACAATGTCACAAGTAAGTCACAAGATAGTAAAGTAAATAAGCCGAATTAATTAGTCAGTAATGGTCAGTAATGATAAGGATTTAGGCTATAAAGGTCAGTAATAGTCAGACTATCAGACTATAATATATGACCTTATCTTATTTACTAATGGGCTGTAGTATAGTGTAACAGTATAATGTAGTGGTATAATGTAGTGTAATAGTATAGTATGATAAGCTTGCAACTATGCAACAGTACAACAATATATAAGAGTATATAGGATTAGTATATAATGATAGGGTGTAATGGTGAAGTGTATGGGTATGGTATAGGGGTATAAGGTTATAGGTTGTATGATATGGGTTAGGGTTAGGGTGGGTAAATGGTGTATAAAATGATTGTAC